ATCGTCTGGAATACATTTATAAAGCAATTTCGGGTTATTTTTCGTCGATTTTTGCCTTCCATATGTTTTATTATCGTCTAATATAAGAACTCCTGGCATAGGCGGTCCACACCTAACGGTTGAGTGTATTATATTAATATTGTTTTGTGTATCTACTGAAAATACATCATTCGAAAATAATTTATGTTCTAACGGATTTATTGTAATTTCTACTTTTTGGAAATTAATATTTTCAAAAACTTCCCAAGACGTGTACGCTCTGTCATTTATATGTACTTTGTATGTTTCCATAAAACTATATATAATATGTTGTATGTGTTTAAATTGTATTATTAATGATTTATCAGAGCATAACATGACGGTATTAATGTAAATATATAAATAGTTTAACATACTAAACTTAAAAATATAAAATTGAAATCATAAATATGTATAATACTTACCCTAAAACCGAAACCTAAAATGAGTGTTGCCAATTTGAATGCGGAGAATAGAACGATGAATAATTTAGTACTTGCGCCGAGCAATAGAAGAGTCGCCTTGACGCGTTTGCCACGCAGGTGTTCTTTCTGTTTCGCCCAAGGACACAATATAAACAGGTGTGATGATATAAGATTAATTGATATTGAAAATGAATGTAGACAACAAAAACAATTGTATGCGTTAAGTGAGACTCCTACCATAATGTTTAGGCATTGGTTATGCGCCAAAATTATAGATAATTCTATACTTGTGAAGGCATTTGCTGTGCGTAAATGTGGAGCGCGTATTCGAAGCAATATAGATGAATGTATTTCAAAAATTATAAATTATGTATATCAAGATATATATAATGTGCGCTCTAACTTGGATTCATTAATGCCAAGTTTATATCATAGAATGTTAATGTTTATGAATTTCGAAGAAAATGAAGCACAAATAAACGTGGATAGCAAATTCAAGGTTGTATCTAAACTAGAAAATTTCGATACAGAAGAAAATTGTGAATGTGCTATATGTTATAATGACGATGCTGTTATAAACCCCACAAATTTTGTCAAATTGAACTGCGCTCATATATTTTGTAATTCGTGTATGAAAAAATCTTTTCAACATACAAACGGACTATCCATACCACGTTGTGCGTTGTGTAGAATTGAAATTGCATCTATAACTTTTAAAGATGAACATATAAAAAATGATTTTTGTAACAACATAATTTCTATTTGAAATTATATTATAATTATTTTGAAAAGTAAAATATTTCATTATCAAATAAATACTTGGTTGTTAACAATAAGTAACAAGTATGAATTATCATTCCAGAAATACAATATTTTTTATTTTTATTTTTATTTTTTATTTTTATTTTTATTTTTATTTTTATTATCCATAAATTGTTTAAAAAGTAGTAGTGAATCATTATTGCCTCAGCCTCCTTTCAAAACAGGTACCTGTGGTGACATGGGCTCGCCTCAGCCTCCTTTCATTACATGTCGTCGAGTCCCACGCCGCTTATGAGTTTTTCTACGACTTATCCTTCGTTTTTTTGTTCTAAAAAATGAGCCAAAGAGAGAAAACACGCGTTTTGAAGTCTTCATATAATAGCAAAACAAATTATATTTTTGTTATCGCAAATTGCTATTGCAAACTATTAATAGTAATAATTTTTTGAATGGCTTCGTTCCATACAATTTCGTCATTCCATTTTCCATTTCGCTCAGTATCACACGAAATTACCGCATTTCGCTCAGTATCACACGAAATTACCGCATTGCTCTCAATTTTGCTTTTGGAAGATACTACAAAATATATATTACTCTTGTTATATTTATTTTTTAAAAAATACATTAGTCTGTAAATATCTTCTAACTGATAATTCCTACACAATATTATTATTGGCTTGATGTCATTAAAGATACTATTAAATCTGTCTATTCTTCTTTTATATTTTTTAATAACAATCTCATAATAGATATGCCAATCTTGAATTATTTTTTTTTGAAAATCTTCACCAAATACCCCTTCGCCTAATTCGTCTTCGGAAAACTCTTTTGTAAATGGATAATCATGCGGGAATTGAATACCATATCTATCAACAACTCTTGTATTGGAATGATTTAGTTGTAAATGACAATGAAAATCCAAAAAGTCGTCTTCGATACACTTAGTAATACATTGGTAATCTGATTGGACCCAGTCAAATGGAAGTGCGTATTGTCTTATTCCTAAATTTCTCAAAGCGGCAGCAGGAGAACAATCAATCCCGAAAGAGACATAGTTAATTTTATTACTGCTTGTATCCAAATCAGAAATCATAATATTATAACCTATATTATCTTTTTACTAAATTTCCGAACCGATATTATTATTTTCCAAAAATGCAGGCTCTGGTAGTTTACTAATTTCAGAAGTATCGCTAGTTGGAGATGTTTCAATATTTGTACTTGTAGCTATATTTGTACTAGTTGTGTTTACGTTGGTATTTGAACTTTTCGTATCATCTGGATAAATAATTTCATTATTAAGTTCGTTAATGCTCGCCTTTTTGACAATATTTCTTTTAACATTTTGAATCTGTAAGGCGTGCAAAGTTATATATGGTAAAATAGCAATATTATTCATATATGTTCTATATCGGAAACAAGAAATGCTCGTGTTGCTTGTATTAAATTTAATGCTATACCACCAATTGGCGGGTAAAAACAGTGTTTTTCCAGGATTTAAAGTAAATTCAAGACATTTAATTTTATCAAAATCGGCTATAAATTTTGCTTGGGGATCCCAAGGATTCACCGGGGAATTAAATTCGAAATTTTCATAGTCGTAATTGGGATATAGATATTTTCCACTATGTGGCGGTGCTAATTTAATTTGAGCGCTACCTTGTGTTAAAACAAAGTAATTTCTATAATTCACTTCGTACCTAAATGGAGTACATGTTCCATTACTACCCATCATAATATCATAATTACAATTCGAAACCATATATGGTCGCAAAAACTCGTCATTATATTTCATACTTTTAATAACGCCTGTTTCTTCTAAAAAGTCCCCATTGTTTTCCGAATAATAGCTAGATGTTTTGTCCTCATTAAATAATTTGATAGCTGCGTGTAATGGTAAAGGCATAAATAATTCGGTGTCGGGGTCTAAATCTTTAGTATTCCTAATCTTAATTTCAAAAGCATAGTAGTTGTTATTTATATAATCTTTATTGGATGTTTCAACTATCTTTTGATTGTCAAAATCAAATAAAACGGGCTGTCTAATATCGCATATTTCTTCTAATTTTTCTTTGGAAGCTTGTTCGATTTCATACATTTCCAAATCTTGACTCGTTTTCATATGAAACTGAATGTGTAAATAAACAAAAAGAACTAAACAAAAAATAAAGAATCCTATTATTATTTTCATGGTAATCTTAAATAAAAATAATACTAATTTTTGTTAACTAGAACGAAGCTAGTCATCAGATATTTTGGGAGCTATGAAGAAAATAAAATGACTATCATCTCCTAAATCATATTGTAGTTTCATCGGATACCCGCCACTTATATAAAAGTTGATTTCATTAGATAGTTTGTTTGTCAAACACATTTTGTGAATATAATTTAAACTGTATGACAAATTAATTTCTTCATCCTCCACAATACTATATTCAGTTAAATCCTCAATAGGAATATTCACGAGCATTTCACCAGTAATTCCATGAGTGATTAAGTCTATTTTTTCTTCACTACACTTAATGTTTATATCAGTGCCAAAAGTCATCATTTGTGATACAATTTCACACATTTTTTTAGAGCTAATAGAAAATTCAGCATCATAATCTACTTCAGGCACATTCATTAACTCATACTCATAATCCGTCAACGACATTTTAAAATATTTATTAAATTCTCCCCTAGCGTGTTCTTTTGAAACAAGGTCAATATTCAAATGATCCTCATCCGTTTTATGAATAATCATGTCATGTGATTCTTGTTTTGTGCTAATAATCAAGTGGAATACGCCAGCGTCAAATGATACATTTGTTTTCTCCTCTACGATATATTCGTCAAACCATTTTTTTTGTATATTAACATCAAATAGACAAACGTGAGATTTATCCATACCCTGAATATGTAAGTGATCTGTTTCGAAAATAACATTAACAAGCGTCGTACAATTTTTTAATACTTGAAATATCGAGACGAAAAGGTCCTTTTTATTTTTATTAGCAATAGTAATCTTCATTAATAAGATTTGTAGGTTACTATTTAATACATTTTTTTACACATTTTTAAACCATTTTTTAAACATTTTTAAACCATTTTTAATACATTTTTTAAACCATTTTTAAACATTAGTTATTCGCTGTTTCTTGATAGTTCTTCTTTGATAATGGTTTTTAAATCCACAGAAACTATAGTGTTTTCATTTGTATCATTTAAAGTTCCGTCGTTAGCCGTTTCACTATTGGATTCGTCGTTTTCTAACTCATTATTCGAATTATAGACATTGTCTCCAACATAAACGACTTTTTCTATTTCTGAAATACCAAGTTCAAAATCGGAAAATTTAATTGAAGTATCTTTAACAAATGATTCGAATAGTGAAGTTAAATTAAGTAACATTTCTTTTGTGGATGTAAGTTCAGTCTGAACTTGTATAAGCCTTTCCGAACTAACAGAAATTTGTTCTTTCTTTTCAAGTGAATCTAATCTGTTAATAATAGTTGTCAAAAGACTAGAATCAATAATTTTAGAGTTTTCTGGTAAATTCATTTGAGAATTATTGCTTTGGCTACTTTCTTCCGTTTCTGTATCAATAATAAATTGTTCTACGCGTCCTAGGCGCAATGTAATTAAACCAATCGCGTCTGAAATACTTAATTTGGTAAAAGGAAGCCCATTAGATGGTGTTTGTTGTTGTTGTTGTTGCGATTGAGGAGGGCCTCTTCCTCCTCTTCCACCTCCTCCTCCTCCTCTATTAGGCTGGGGTTGTTGTTGTTGGGGATATTGTTGGGGAACAAAAGCAGATTGTGAAGCGATAGATGTTATGGGTCTACCCCCTGAAACAATATTGGTTGTTTCGCCCGCACGTCTTGACCTGGCAGCAGCAATTGATCTAGAACCGCTCATTATAATAATAGTTACATACACTTTGTTTTTAAATTACTTACGCAGCAATCCATTTTTTCTAAAAGTATGTAGAGACGTAAATTATTTTAGATTTTTAGGCAACCATTGCAACTTTAATTGCTTCGTGACTGTTATAATTGTGAATCTCAAAATCCTCAACTTGATAGTCATTAATGTTCTCTCTAACTTGTTTGATAGAAACAGTCGGAAAAGGATAAGGATCTCTTGTAATTTGTAATTTAACAGCATCTATAGCATTTTCATATAGATGACAATTTCCCATAAAATGGGTAAACTCATATGCTTCTAATCCACAATGTTTTGCTAGCAAATGTGTTAAAAATGAGTATGATGCGATATTTATTGGAATTCCCAAAAAAAAATCACATGACCTCTGATAAAGAGCGCACGATAATTTGTTACCATCGTGAACGTTAAACTGGCACATAATATGACAAGGAGGAAGAGCCATTTGGTTCAACTGAGATGGATTCCAAGCGCTCATAATTAGTCGGCGGCTATTTCTAGTTGCCGGATTTTTAAGCTGTGAGATAATATCTTGTAATTGGTCGATACCATTAAAAGGGAAATCATCTGTAAGTTTTTTCCCCGTAAAACAATTATAGTTTGCGTTAAAATTTCGCCATTGGTAACCGTAACTGGGCCCAATCATACCCTCTGGATATAGTTTTAACCCTCTTGAATCTAAGAATTCTCTGGAACTATTTGCATCCCAAATGTGAACGCCTTGAGCCTTAAGAAGTTTATTATCTGTTTCACCGCGAATAAACCATAAAAGCTCTTTCAAACAAGTTTTCCAGGCAGTTTTCTTAGTTGTTAAAATAGGGATTTGCCCGTTCTTTAGAGAAAACCTACCCATATTTCCAAAAATACTGTGAGTTTTTCCATTTCGTCCCTCCTCCAAAGTGCCGTTTTGTAAAATATCGGTAAGCAGATTTAGATATTGATATTCCTCATGATTTTCATTATGATTTTTTAAATTCTCAAATATATTATCTGATACATTATCAGAAAAAATGTATTGCGAATCAATATTTTCCATGTGAATGAACTTAGTGTTTAGCTTTTAAATAGTTTATTTAACGAGATTTCATTTTTTAATTTCTTTTTATACCCTATAGGAATATGGATAACGACGATTCAAACAAAAATTTTTTAAAACACGTTTTCAATTTCGACGATGATTCAAAATCTGAAGTATTAAATATTATTCAATACGCACTAATAGCAATTATTCCTGTGGTAATTTTAAACAAAACAATTGGTAAATATGTACCAGAAGCTGATGATAAAAAAGGAAGTTTAGAACTTTCGGCTGAAATAATTATACAAGTTATTGTAACCTTTATAGGGTTATTAATAATTCACCGAATAATTACATTTGTTCCAACTTATAGTAAAATGAAATACCCAGAATTCAATATTGTATTTATAATTTTAGCAATTTTAATGATTACTTTAAGTTTACAAACAAAATTGGGTGAAAAGGTAAGTATTCTGGTTGACCGTATTCTTGAATTATGGGATGGTAAAAGTGATAATAAGAAAAAAGGTAACGGAAAACAACCAAATGTAAGGGTTTCTCAGCCTATTTCAGGTCAAGGTGGTTCCATAACAGGACAACCTATGTCTCAAATATCAAACGGAAACGCAATGTATACAGATGGTACTTCTATTAATTCATTACCTACAAATGATATGTCTTCAGGTAACGATAATTCTGTATCACCTCAACAGTTGCCAAATTATAACAATATGAATAGAGCAGATACAACAAAATTGGTAAATGCTGCTAGTCCAGGTCAGCAAGATGGGTTTATGGAACCGATGGCCGCTAATTCAGTTTTAGGAGGAGGAGCGTTTGGCTCTTGGTAATCTGTAAAAATCTGTAAAAATAATATATTAAATACTATATATTATTTATAATATGGATGTAAATAAATTATTGAAGGCATTAGATGATGATACAAATGAGCCCCTGTTAAATTTTACTAGCAGTAAAATTAAAGAAATGAATTACAATATTTTAAAAGAATTACACCTAACAAAAGATGAAACCCAAAGTGTATTAACAAAACTAGATAATTATAAGTATGTTGATGAAATGAATGATTTAAAATACGGTACTTACATAAGATGGATACCAATTGATGATGTAAAAAGAATAACCTTGTTAAAAGGGGCTATTTTTTGCGAAATGAAAATAACAGACGATGGTGTATTTTTAATATGTAAAAATTTTGGGTATAATAGACGGCATTTCCAAATAAGTATGGATAAGAACTTATTATTTCAAAAATTGAGCGAACAAGAACTAGTTCTTTTAAGCGCGTTAGACCACATATCCAAATAATATAAGGTATTATATTATCATGTTTAAAAATAGATTATTTGTTTTAAATATTATTCAACGAAGACGGAGACGGAGACGGAGACGGAGACGGAGGTTGAGCTGCTTCTTCAGCAACAGGTTCTTCTTTATAAAGGAATCTACTGTTGTATTTACTAATTTACTAATTTACTAATTAATTTATTTGTATTATTTATTATATTTATATATATTATAAAATGTCGTCGGTTAATTTTACTGGAAGTGGAGTGTTGACTCAAACTATCGTTAACGAAGGTATAGGAGCCGCAACAACAGTTATTATAGAAGGGTACACAAGTATTGGTTCAAATGCGTTCCAAGGTTCTAGTTTGACATCAGTACTCATTCCCAATTCAGTTACAAGTATTGGTTTTTTTTCGTTCCAAGGTTGTCTCGGTTTGACATCAATAACAATTCCCAATTCAGTTACAAATATTATTATTTATGCATTCCATTCGTGTTCTAATTTGTCATCCGTAACATTTGAGCCAACTTCACAAATTACAAATATTGGGGGTTATTCGTTCGCTAATTGTTCCAGTTTAACATCAATAACAATTCCCAATTCAGTTACAATTATTGGCGCCGATGTGTTTGCATCGTCTGGATTGACAACTGTCACTATATCCGCAGCAACAGCAGCTACTCTAAATAAAGCAGTACCTGCTACTAATATTGATTTTTTTGGTAAATCTGGTGTTAATACAGTTCTTCCACCACCTCCACCAGTTACCTTTACTGGAAGTGGTGGTGAGTTGACTCGAGATATTGTTAGCGCAAGCATAGGAGATGCAACAACAGTTACTATAGTAGGGTACACAAGTATTGGGTTTGAAGCGTTCTATCAGCGTTCCAATTTGACATCAGTAACAATTCCCAATTCAGTTACAAGTCTTGAGGAGAGTGCGTTCCGTGAGTCTTCCAATTTGACATCAATAACAATTCCCAATTTAGTTACAAGTATTGGGTATAGTGCGTTCCAAGGGTGTACCGGTTTGACATCAGTAACATTTGAGCCAACTTCACAAGTTACAAGTATTGGTGGTTATGCGTTCTATCAGTGTCACAATTTGACATCCATAACAATTCCCAATTTAGTTACAAGTATTGGTATTGGTGCGTTCGCTTCGTGTTCCGGTTTGACATCAATAACAATTCCTAATTCAGTTACAAGTATTGGTTCAAGTGCGTTCCAATCGTCTGGATTGACAACTGTCACTATATCCGCAGCAACAGCAACTACTCTAGATATACTAGTGCCTGCTACTGGTGTTGAGTTTTTTGGTAAATCTGGTGTTACTACAGTTCTTCTAAATTTAATAAGCGACATTTGTTTTATAGCAGGAACACCCATCACTACAGACCAAGGAAATATTCCCATTGAAAAACTGGAGCCATCGATTCATACCATCCGTAACAAGAAAATTGTTGCTATTACAAAAACGGTTACCCAAGACAAGTATTTAGTTTGTTTTGAGAAAGATGCGTTAGGAAAGAATATTCCCAGTCAACAAACGATTATCAGTAAAAATCATAAACTATTTTATAATGGAAAAATGGGAAAGGCGTGCGAGTTTCTCAAAAATTTTGACAATGTTACAAAGGTAAAATATACAGGAGCCATATTATATAATGTATTATTAGAAGAGCATGATAAGATGATGGTAAATAATTTAATATGTGAAACATTACATCCGGAGAATGGTGTCGCAAAAGTGTATATGGCTCTACAAAAGTTAGATACCGAAGGCCAACAATCATTGATAAAAAAAATAAACGCTCACGTAATAAAAAATAATGTGTTCAATACAAATAAAAAGTGAATAGCTAAGTAAATTTTATAACAATTTTATAACAATTTTATAACAATTATATAAATATTTTATATTTATATTATTATGAAGAATACAAAAGTAAAATTTAGTGACAAAATTGAATCGACTTATTTAGTTCCTTATTATGAGAATTCAGAAAAACAACATCTTTGGTGGAGTTGTGTAGATAAATATAATGCCGCTTTATTATCATTTAGAGAAATACAAACGTTACTAAAACGTCATCAAGGCATGACATACCGAGAAGCTAAAAAATTACTATATCAACCAAATAATATATCATACAATGAATGTAACTTTGAATGATTTGACTCGTTTTACATTTTAAATTTTTGAATATTAATAAATAAATACATATATTAGCAAAAATGCTATTTAAAATAAATGGAGAAAGAAATAGCGGAACAAATTTTTTAGACAGCCTATTGAGAATAAATGATTTTCCAACATATGTTCACGAATATAAAAATAACATATGTTATTATTGGAAGCATGGTATTCCTGATGAAACAATAAAGAATAAAAATGAGAGAGTTATTGATATATTTATTTTTAGAAATTTGAATAGTTGGTTGGTTTCGTTTTGGAAAAATCCCTATCATTTAAAAAGTATAAATGAATATGAGTTGTTTTTAACGGAAAAACAGGTATCGAAAGAAATTAATATTTTTGATTTTCGAAATAATCTATTTTTAAACGAAGATGATAATAACAAAACTATATTTGATATCCGATATTATAAATACAATAAAATAGTCGATTATAAAAATAAAAATAAAGATATAATTTTCGTAAATTTAGATTTTATACAAAACAAAGACAACGCACACTTGTTTTTAAAAGCTTTAAATGAGATGTATATAAAAGATGAAAGGATAAATTATATTACAGAAGTTAAAAAACATACAAAATCCAGTGAAGAAATTAAAAATAGAAGTTATTCTTTAATAGATTACAATACTGATATAATCAATACGTATAAAGATGATGAAATTGAAAACTTTATTGATAATTTGAAATTTGAAATTTATTGAGTTCACAAGTTAATTGAACTTATCTATTTTTGCGCGTTCTCTTTTTCTCTCTACCTTTGCAATCCATAAATAATCCAGGAATAAAAATTCCATTTCGGATGGTTAATATGTGTGATTTATGTATTGGCTTCTTTGAAAAACTAGTTTTGTTCCCTTTATGATATTTAGTGACACTTTTATATCCCTTCCCATTTTTGATAGATACTTTTCGTACTATTTTTTTGCCTCCTGATTGAGTTTTCGTTTCTGTATTCTCATAATTAAACTCGTTGGTTCCCATTATACATTATCTCAAGAAAATAATATTTAATTAAATATATATATGAATCCCGAGGCATTAGTTCATTTATTTCACATAATAATTGTTGGTGGACTATTTTTATATGTAGGCATTTACAAAACAAATATTTATAAAAGACTGTTTCCAGTATTACTAGGATTAGGTATAGTAATAATGTTATATCACATATTTAAAGTGTATAATTACATAAAACAAGGTAAAGGATACTGGGTAAATTTAATTCATATTCTTTTAGTAGGCCCATTATTAATATATATTGGGTACAATGGAGAGAAAACAGCACGGTTATATTTTGAACTACTACTAATGTTAGGGTTTGCTTCTATCGGATACCATGGGTATTATTTAGCATTAGCATTCGCACCCGCAATTAACAAGTCGAAGTAACCCATTTTTTTGTCAAAGCCGCCTTTACGCTTTCTAGTGCTCCTTCAGTCCAACCTTGATTTTGACTGACAACTTCTCCAACAACCAATATACCTTTTTCTGGATGTTGTGCGATATCAATAAATTCAACTCTATCTTTATAAATTTTTTGATTAAGTGGTTTATAGTAATGTGTGCCGATAGGCCAGTAAAAACCCTTAATTGCGACAAGATGTAATGACCCGTTGGGAATACCTAATGATTTTTCAAGTAGTTCGCAATACAAATCTCTATTTTTTTCTGTATTTTCTAAATTATCTTTTAACAATAATGTGTTATTATTATCATTATAAGCAATCATATATACACCTTTATCGGGATTCATAGGAATCATTTTTTGAAGTGGACCAGGCACACATGTATAGTCTTTTACATATTCTTTCATAATTGGTATCGACTGTTTGGAAAATTTTCCATATAAACGCAAAAATGGTTGACCTTCAATATCATTATAAATAGGTTTAGGTAAAAGTTTTCGAATACCTGTTATAGTAGTAGCAATAACAACTTTATTACATATATATTTAATTCCATTTTCAGTCTCAACTAAAAAGCGACATGGGTCATCTTCAGTTTTTGTAATTTTAGAAACATTATTTGAAAACTTGAAATGTGACCATCCAATTTCGTTAGCTAACTTCATAACCATTTTTCTCCAAGGCACATAAAACGCTTTGGAACAACAAATGTTATCTTCCATACCGTAAGAATATAAAGTTTCATGCGCGTCTTCTTTCTCATAATCAGTATACCCAACGGTAATTAAAAATTGTTTGTATGTTTTCTCTCCTAGAATATTTTTAGCAAAGGTCTTAAATGTTATAGGCGGTCCTTTGTATTTTGTGTATTCATCCCTCAAATGATTCATAATTTCTTTAATGTCTACAGGGGTAATACGTTTTGAATACTGTGGATTAACCATGAATTCATGGGTTTTTAAATCTAAATCCCCAAGTAATTTGTGTAACAATTTATCTTTTTTTTTTCTGCCGATACCAGCTCCAGTTACAATTTCGGTTCCATAAAATGTCTCATTACTTGTACGACCGCCTATCCATTGTTTTTTATATTTTTCAAGAATAAGAAATGATGTATTAGGTGACATTTTTTTGATATTATACGCTGTATAAAGTCCGCTCATACCGCTTCCAATAATAATTATATCATAAATCATATAATATATATTTTATATAATAAAATAAAATAAATATCTATTTTACACCTTTTCTTATTAAATACAAGTTAATACGGCTTTTATTTCTATTGTTATAACTTTGTCTGTGAATCTTTTTGAGTAGTAATCGTTATACCATTTCGTGACCAGTTTATCCCACGTAATAAAATCTTTACCATAATAACAATCGTTTCGCAATTTGTTAAATTCATCTTCTGTGACAATGCTGTTATTATACAAAAACCGTTCAAACCTAAATTTTTTGTTAAGCCATACATCATTTGCTAGGTCAAAATCGATGGAGTCTTCTTTATTTTTGTCAAAATATATATGAATTAGTTCCGAAAAAAATTCAATAAAAACATAAGTTCCTTTGTCTATGCCCCAAAAGTCTTTTATTAATTTACAAAAGATACAATCTTTATTTTCAAAATTTTCACTACCAATAATTTCCATATTATCCCCAATAACCAGAGTTTGTATGGTATTCAATGAAGTACGCCAAACGTCTCTACTATATAAACTAATTTCCATTACAGTTATTTAAATAATATATATAATGTTTAATTCATTTAACATCATATATAAATTTTATTTATATTTATTTATATTTATTTATATTTTTTCATTGAGAAATTTTTGCGTGTCTTTTTAAAATCAACTTTTGCATTTTTTTTACACTTGAATTTGCCTCTTGTATATCCTTTTCGATTGAATATTGTTTTAGTACATATTCCTATAGAACGGGATTCGTTTTCGTCGTTTTCGTTATTTGCGCCAACCTTTTTAATACAACGGCATAATTTTTGTGATAATATTTTTTCAGCGTTTAATTTTAAAAGTCTTCTCGAATGAGGTAACGGTTGTTTATAATATTCTAAAATTTTTTTATAGTCGTTATTAGTTATTTCAGTCATGCCGTTTATATAACATGTGAAAATAAAAATATGTGTAAAATCTAAAAACTTGATATATATATATAAATAATGAAAATAGTTGTGTTTGATTTAGATGAAACCTTGGGATATTTTACAGAATTTGGTATATTTTGGGACTGTTTAAACAAATATATAAAATCAGAAAACAAAAAAGTATTAACACAGGAAAATTTTAACGACATATTAGATTTATACCCGGTATTTTTGAGACCAAATATAATAAATATTCTAAGTTACTTAAAGAACAAGAAAAAAACGAAATGTTGTCATAAGATGATGATATACACAAATAATCAAGGTCCTAAAGAATGGGCTCACAATATTGTATCATATTTTGAATCCAAAATAAAACACAAATTATTTGACCAAATAATATCGGCATTTAAAATAAATGGGAAGCATATGGAAATTTGTAGAACATCTCATGTTAAATCACATAAAGATTTTATAAAGTGTACGAAAGTACCTGCGACAGCGGAGATATGTTTTTTAGATGATAATTTTTATCCAGAAATGACAAATGATAATATATATTATATAAATGTAAAACCATATTACCATGATTTAAAGTTCGATTATATGGTAACCCATTTTGCGGATAGTATATGTGGAAAAAAAATAATATCCGATAACGCCCATTTTATAAAATTTATGTCCGAAGATTTTAAAAGATATAATTATGAGTATATTGAAAAACCCGAGAATGAATATGAGATAGATAAAATTCTAGGAAAACAGATAATGGTACACCTAGGCGAGTTTTTTAATAAATCTATCAAAAATAAAACGAGAAGAAATATATTAAATAAAAAAAACAAGACACAACGAAATTATTAATTTGATTTTTAATTACCAATTCCACTACGCGTTGAAACACGATGGTTAACATCAATAAGGTAATTATTTAATATTGTAGTTGTTAGTATAAATAATCCGGCGCTAAATGCTATTTTTCTGTCAAAATTTGTGAATGGGACTAACTGTCTGAATGGGTTGAATCTCCACAATAAAAATAAACAAATATAAATTCTGACGTAATTATTAATAACATCTAAAAAAGCAGGGTTATATTTTGACAATCCTAGATACGACAATATTATTAACGCATAAGAGATATAAATAGCTATATCAAAAATTCTTTCCTGAAATTTAATCACGCTCATTTTTCCCATTAGTATATATTAGTGTGAAAAATAATAAAACCTATTATATACTTTGGCTGTTTTGTGTGGAATTATTATTATTGTCTGAATAAAAATCCAATGTCCTAGCGCTAGGGTCTGTCGCATTAGTATATTTTGGCATCCAATAATAAGGCATTATATTTTCACAGTTCGGAAACACCGAATCGAATATTTTTCTATAATATTGTTTTTCTGTTTCAATATTTGAGTCAATGTTAGTAATTCCATATTCGTTATTATTTGTAAGTTCAACGACAATAAAATCCTGTAATATTTTGTATAAAGAACGCCCGGTACCACTAACACCGTCGCTAAACGCTTCTTTTTTCCTCCAAAGAATATTATCTGGTAACAATTGAGATTCTTGAAAACAACTTCTTAATAAGCTTTTTTCACATGTTTGTGAATTCTTATGGTTTCTAAAATAAGGTGGAATAGATAAAATAAAGTCAACAAATGATTTATCCAGAAATGCGGTTCTAGGTTCTAAACCATGTGACGAAATACATTTATCCGAACGCAATACATCAAACGCATGAATATCTTTAAGCAACCGTCGTGTTTCTTTATCGAACTCAATATCATCAGGACATTTATTCATATAAAGATATCCTCCGAAAAGTTCATCAGCGCCGTCTCCATTAAAAATAACTTTTGCTTCACTATTTTTTGAAATATATTTACCCAATAAATAATTCCCTATGCTAGCTCTAATGGTCGTAGTATCATAACTTTCAATTGCATAAATAACTTCTGGAATTGCTTCGAACATTTCGCGCTCGGTTACAATAACTTCAGTATGCTTTGTGCCCAAATATTCTGCTACTTGTTTTGCGTGTTTTAAATCTTCTGATCCAAATAGACCAATACTATATGTTTCAAGCTGGTTGGGTAATTTATGGGTATTATAAAAATCATTCACTAGTGCGGCGATTAAACTACTATCAAGCCCGCCTGATAACAAACACGCGATGGGTCTTTCTGTAGCCAGACATCTTTTATTAACTGCCGCATCTAGATAACATGATATTTTCTCGTACATATTAGTTATAAATACATTTTGTGTGTCCTCGGTAATCAACCAACTATGTGAAAAACTTGGAATAATATACGGAATATTTTCTTGTAGTGGTTCCCAAACAGAATTAATTTTATTTGAAAGATTAAAAATACTATAGGTTCCTGGTTTAAATTGTAAAATATCGAGATTCTCGTGGTTATAATTATAAAATTTTTCTAAACATTTTAGCTCAGACGCGAAACACTGTAATGAGGAATCTGAATGTTTCTTTGGTTTAACTTGGTAAAGGGGTCTGACTCCATATGGATCACGAGCTACAAAAACCTTGTTGTTCAAGTCGTTAGTGAGTCGGTTATCATATAATATAAAAGAATATTCGCCGTCTAACATAGTGAGGGTTTGTTCGATTCCGTACTTTAAATAAAGATGGATAATTACTTCACAATCACTTCCAGTTTTAGGCTCAATCCCCATATTTTTAAACAACTGTAAGTAATTATAAATTTCTCCATTACAAATAAGAACGATATCATCGATAACAAGAGGTTGGTTTGATTCATGTGTTAATCCATTAATAGCTAATCGATGAAACCCCAATATCATTTTTAAATAAATAGAAGTAAGTTTAGAAAATTCAGGACCACGTGACATTCCTTTACTAAATTCACTAGTTATATCATTCGTTTGAATGTTATTTTCTTGATAATTAAGCAAAGCAAAAATGCCACACATATATTAATACACATATAATGATTTCTTTATGTTTTATTTTAAAACAATTTTTTATATTCTCATTATAACTTTAATAAACGGTAAATAATATAAAAAAATATATATGAATTATATAAAATGAATAATAACTCATATAATCAACATGAAGCGTGTAATTCAAAAATGCAAGAACAAACAAACACACGAATATCGGATAGAAACATTCCGTCACAAGTTCTACAACCATATTTAGATGTGCGTCCGGTAATGACAAAATATTCTTATTTTCCGATTGTAGATCCAAGAAAAGAACTGAACGTTAAGTTACAAGTTGCGCCAACATTTAATCCTCACAAAACTTTTAATCCTGGCAACACTCAATCACCTTGGTCTGGTTTTGCGACAAATATAAATTTAGAATCAGAATTAAGAAATCAGATTTATGCTTTACAGAGTTGTAGTCAATCAGTTTATGTGCCTAACAGTAAGAGTGATTTATATAACTATAGTTTTACTCCAAAACAAACACAACAAACTCATTCTCTTTTGTTTCAAAAAGAGTCTTTTTCTGAATTTAATCCAAACCCAGATGAGGCTACAGTAGGTTCTGGACTTTTTATGAACTCAACAAGAGTCCAGGTAAGAGATATGACAAAACAGAAATGTTAAAAGGTGGGAAATTTGTGGTAATTTGTGGTAATTTGGGGTAATTTGTGGAATGTGTGTAAAAATGGGTATTTTTTTAGAAATACATAATAATATGTCGGAAGCATTTTTAAATCAAGTTACATTGGATTGTTTATTAAATAAAAATATGTATAATAAACATTTGCTAGCAGAGAGAAAAAAAACAACTAACAAAAGAGACAAAAAGTTTTACAAAAGGAGGATATTTGATTTAACTAAAGAACTTTTATTAACAAAAGAAGAACCTGATAATTTATTTCCAGATGTCAAATACTCATTTGATATTTTTGTTGATTCGTGTATCCATTATTTTAAATCGAAAGACAATAATGATATAATTCAAGCGGAATATAAAAATATTGAGGAAATGAATGTTATTGAAAGCGATTTATTAGAACTAAACGTTGAGAGCCCTTTAACAGAAGAAGAGGCTAATACACTTTTAATGCGTTCCTTTAAAATTACACAACCATCTTTAGATAACTTTGTAAAAATAAAATATACAAAATCCCCGTGTGAAATTATACTTCCAAAACAAAAAGATATAAATTTGAAGGACCCTGATTTGAGGAATAAAGGAATTCGTAAAAAGAAAAATATCATGAATAAATATGATGAAAGTGTCAACTCGAAAAAGGAAATTACAGAAACAATTGACAAAGAGAAGTAACTTTCGTAGTAAAACCCACAAAAAAAATATAAAACTGTCTGGCGGGTTACCTAGGAAAAAAAAAACAACAAAACTAGCAAATTTAGAGAAGATTAATTGTAGTCCAAAGGATAAAAAAGAAATAAACGGTTTTACTTGTTATACAGATAAATCATTATATAAGTTGAGGGACTTGTGGAATGCTAGGCATCCTGATGTAAAAATAAATACTAATAATACAAAAGAAATACATAGTCGGTTGACAGAATATTTAAGTGATGTATGTAACAAAGAATCATGTTGGTTAAAACAAAAAAAAGAGTTTGGTCCAGTAAGTCATGATATGACGGATTCATTTGCTCCAGAATCTCCAACTGAATGGAAAGAAAATCCGAACGAGTGGTTATCTAGTGTTGATATAATGAAAGTAATGAAACAATACGAGAAGGCTTATAAATGTTTCGACTTTATAGGTCCAACTCCGATTGACTTTGATACACGAAAATTATATGGAGAGTGTGTATGGGAAGAATTGTGTAATTTTAGTTTAGCAGACCAGATTAAAAATGGGAAGACGAAGATAGGAATTATATTCAACACAGACCCTCATAATAAACCAGGTCAGCACTGGATTTCAATGTTTATCAACATAAAACGTGGAATAATCTTTTTTTTCGATAGTACAGGAGAGAAGCCTTCCGCAGAAATTCTAAAACTCGTAAATAGAATCAAGGACCAGGGATTATCTTTGAGTCCGAAGAAGATTTTTAACTTTGATAGTAATAGTGGAGTAGAACATCAATATGGTAATACAGAATGTGGTATTTATTCTCTGTTTTTTATAGTGCACATGTTGGAAGATAAGATGACAGAACATTATTTAAAAACACATATAATAAAAGATGGCTATATGCAAAAATTCAGGAAAGTGTATTTTAATGATTCACTTTAACTCGTAAAAATATATAAATATTACTTATATTTATATATATTATGTCTAATACCGATTTTTTTAAAAATGTGAATGTTGAAATGTTATGGGATGTAATTATAGACGAAGCAATTTTTAAAAATAAGCAGCCTGAAATACAAAATGAAATAAGAAATACGTTCTTGAATAATATACAAGGGTTTTATAAAATGGAACAACCAAATTCAAGTAGTTTAATTGAATTAAACAAAAAATATATTTTAATCATTTTGAATTATATTAAAAAATCATTTTCTCCCCAAATTCCCGTTCCTCAAATTCCCATGCAACAAATTCCCCGCAAAATTAAAATATCCGACGAGCCTATTAAAGATAAAAAAGAATTAATAACATATGAAGATATACACCATGATAGAACCTCCCAATTTGAAAAAGATTTGAATAAATATAAGGATGACTTTAATGATGCGATGAGTTTACCTGTTCCGCCTGTTCCCAATTTTTCGGATAATGAAAAAGACGTGCCTATTGGCGAAATGGAAAAATTAATAAAGGAAATAACGGATAAAAGGAATTATGATGTAGAAATAATAAACCGAAACATTTCTGGTAATAACGCAGATAACTGGTTAAAACCGCAAGAAACCTCAATTAAATCTGAAAAATTTTTGCAACCACCTCAAAAACTTCTTTCGGATAATAAAAACCAACGTATAGATTTAAATACTAGTCCGAAACCAGATACTTTAAAAAAAAATGTAACTTGGGGCGAAATTGAATCTGAAGAGCTTACCCAAAATTATGTCGATTTAGATATGGATACAGATTTGTTTAAAAAACTTAAAAAACTTGGACCACCCGAAATTGTATCCACCCAAATTAGTATAAATCCAAAAGAAGAAATATCTATACTAAAAGAAGATGTAAAAAAAATAAATAATAAATTAGAAGAGTTAGACAATAACATCAAAACAATTTTGGATATATTAAAAAATAAAAATTAAAAAGGACTAAAATATAATATAATATCCAATTTAGTATATAACTATTAAATGAATATTATTTACGCTCTACTATTTATGTGTGCTATAAATGAAAATTGTAGCGATAACATAGTAAAAAGGAGTATTTTAAGAATTAAAAATAGTACGTTAAAACGTCTAATAAGAAATGATATTAAAAAAGTTAGATCGTATTTAACTCGTATTAGAGATGTTAACAATACATTTCTTACGAAATATTATGATTCTGTTTATTCTTTCAGTTCAATATCAGATAATGACAAAACTCTTATAGAATATGTAATTTCTTTAACATTTTAGGTTGATTAAGTTACTAATTGTTTAAAAACTTGTTCTCCTCGTTCATTTGTTTCTAATGAACCAATTTGTAAAGGAATAATTGATGAATCTTTCAAGGCGGCTTCATAACTAGCTTTGTCATAAATATTCAATAACTTATTGTTTATTCTGCGATATACATATTGTATACCATTTAATGTAACTGGTTTACCTACCCACTCAATAGCTACTTGATTAGCTTGAACTGTTGTATCGTTTTGTTGGTCACTGTAATCAGGCACATAAGAAAATTTGTTGTTTGTAGGATTTCCAAAATTAACACATTTACCATTCGAGTAAATATAGCAATCAAACGCGGATTCTTTAATGGCCTCAGTAAGCTGTGCGGTCAAATTTGCTTTTATTTCAGAAATTTCATAAAGATACTGGTCGCTTGTAATGGGTGCTTTTGGAAGACTTTTACTCAAATCTTTTCTTTTAAGTTCAATTGCGTTTTCACTTTTAAGTTGAGCTGGTGTGAATGTCATCAAATAAACAAAAACCTCCACCGTTTGTAAAGCAACGGGTAATGATTTATGACTACAAATACGTCTAGCACGTCCGATGACTTGTTCTGAACGTACCGGATGCCAATATGGTTCTGTGATATGAACGTAACGAGTATTTCTCAAGTTGATACCCTCAGAACCAGATGATGTAATCATAAAAACCTTAATAATTTCACCCATATTGTTATTTTTTGCGATTTTTCGAAGTTCAATGGCAATACTTTCTGGAACTTGAGCCCATTCCCCATTATAAATATGGCGCAGAATTTCCTTTTCGTCGCTTTCTTCTGTTCCAGTATATAAAGCATAAGTAGGTTTACCCTTATTTTCTGGGGCAATATTAATCTCCCATCCCCCAGAAGTATTTTTTTTAATCCTGAATCTTGTAAATCCATTTTTATCCAGAACCAATGTAAAAATGCCTATTCCTTCCATGGTTCTAAATTGACTATAGACAAGATGTAGTCCAGCGTATTCAGGGTCTGTAATGTTTTCAAGCATATTTAAAAATTTGGGGCTATACGTTTGTAATGCTTCAGGTGTTAAAAAATCACTAGAATGAGTTTCGATATTTTTAAGTGCGAGTTGTATTCTTTCTTTATATTCTAGACCACCGATATTATCTAAAATGACGTCTCCTTCTACTTCACCTTCATCCCCATCATTGACATCTTGTCTTCTCTCTGCGTGTTCTGCCTCCTTTAATAATTCACCTACTTTGTTTTCGTCTGAGGGCTTTTTGGTGGCTTCTTGTGCGTGAAATTCGTCAGATTGTTTGCGTAGGTCTATCTTAGAATTTGCCAACATTTTAATAATATCTATACCCATAAGTTTGTCTTCCTCCGTTTTTGAGTCCTCTGCCTGTTTCCCGAAATTATCTGCTATTCGTTTTCCAGTTAAATCCTTTACAGCATCTTTATTTTGACCAATAATCTCTTGTGAAATAAGATTAGTCAGCGTATCAACTTGTCTGTCAAAACTGTCAACAATTTTTCCTTTCTGTTCGTCGTTTGTTGATTCGCTCAATAAAGTTTGTAATTTTGGGGAGAGAGTATCTGTTAGGACTGTTTTTATACCTTGATTCAGTTTATTTACAGAGTTAACAACAGATTCGTCCGCAGTTATTTTAACACCTTTCGGGAGCGGTCTGTCTGGCATGACAAAATTACAATACAAACGAGAAAAAATGCGATATGTAGAAGAAGAATCTTTATAAACATCATTTAATGATGGAGCTTTTTTGGGTTTTTCGCTTTTTCTCTCTTCGTGTCTAGCAGACTCATACATTTTAAATTGAAAATCGCTCATTGGTATTCTCACGATATGATAGTCGACCCCTAATGTTTTGTTGTATCTGGGTAATAGATTTTCTTGTGCGCTTCTGAAGTACGAGGATAATCCGACTATTCTCCTTTTAAGCGCATCTATATTTTTAATCTTTTTAGTCACACTATCAATATACTGTCCCTCAAATAAATCAAATGAATCTGGCAATGCCTTCTTATTTTTAATTTCTATTCCATCGGCGATAACTTCAATGTCGTTTCTTCTAAGCATACTAATAATTTGTCTCTCAAAATCGGCATCGCTAGTATATTCAGTTTCTATGGTTGTTTGTCCTGACGCATCCTTTTTGGTATTAGCTACTCCCTGATATCCAGAATCCTTTTTAATCTTATTTTTAAAACCGAATGGATTTCTAGTTATGGTTATCATTTTACTGGATGGCGAATAGTCTAAATAGTCCAGAGTTTTCTCTCCCAACAACATATCTCTGAGAGAAACCTTATCGATTTTTTTACTTGTATTCACCTTGACAGGTATTTTCCATGTTTTGATATAACCTCTCAAAATATTAAAAAGTATTCCAAATTCATTAGGATAGTTAATAACAGGTGTTCCTGTTAAAAGCACAATTCTTGCGTTTTTGGCACTCAGTAAAAATTCATACAACTTTGTTGCTAGATTCAAAGGCACGTGTTCTTTCTCTCCTCGTTTACTTTCCTCTATAGGTTTTTCTTTTTTAATTTTGTTAACAATTCTACTAATTAAGTTATGCGCTTCATCAATAATAATTACGGAATTATCGAATAAATTTTTTGTGAATCCAGCGGTTAATTCGCTTAGTTTTTGAGTTCTTAATCCGTTATAATTAATAAATGTATATTTTGATTTAATCATTACATCTAGCTGAGCGTCTAGTGTTTTTTTATCAATATCAGTTAAAACATCAAAATTAGATTTCTTTTTAACATTGACAAACCAAGCCCCGCGATGCCTACTAATATATTCTAATGGTAAATTTAAAATAGCGGACATTGTTTGGGCCGCATCTGGATTTAAATCAGTTGATATCCACTCCCAAAACTGGTTTCTTTTGTATAAGGAATCACCACATTTTTTAAGTTCCTCAATATAATTTGCTCTCAATGATGCTGGCGTCATAATTACAATACGCTTTGAATCTTTCATCCCCTCCGCAATGGCGATAGAAGTGCATGTTTTTCCCGAACCTAATCCATGATATAAAAGTAACCCCCTATACGGGGTATAAAGATTCATATAATCTCTTACAATTTTTTGATGGGTTAAAAGAGAGAAATCAGCCGTAGTATTACCAATATCATCACAAGAAATACTATCCTTGTTTTGTTGTAATTCTAATCTATATGGCTCAAATAGCGAATTGATAAAATTTATGAATAGTTCTCTGTTATTCATATAATAACTAGAAACCTTGATATTAATAGGTTCGCTTCTTTTTGGTATGCGCTTTGTGAGGTCCGTGTCTCCAAAATCAATAACGGTTTCTGGACCTAAAACGGCGACACCTTTTTTAATCTTTTCTGTTTTTCTAGCTGTCTTTTTTACAGCTTTAATTGGCACAACTTCTGTTTTTTCTGCGCCCTCTTCGTCATCTTCCTCCACAATTAAAGGTAATTTCTGTTTAATTTTTACGGCTTTCTTGACAGAAGGTTCTATAAATTCTGGAGTTGGTTTTATTTCTTCGGCGCGCTCAATCGCAGGCTTAATAGAAACTTTCGTTAATTTACTTTCTTTTAATTTTTTTAACAATGTATCGCGGTCAAATCCCTTATCAGATACGTCGATTATTAATGGGCGTTTTTTTACAGTTGCGGGTTCCTCAACTTTTTCGCCTTCTTCTTCTTCTTCTTCTGCTTTTTCGCCTTCTTCCTCAACTTTTTCAGGTTGGTTTTGTATAACATCTGTTAGACTCGTTATTACGTTCATTTTCTCTTTTTTAGGTACCTTTGGTTTTGATGGAGTTTTTTCACCTTTAATAACAACCTCAACCCGTTCTCTTTCTAGAACTATCGGCTTTACCATTAATTTTTGTTTCAATTCTTCTAAAGGATTCATTCGTTATATATTTTAAATATATAAATTTTTGTATTTTTATGTATTGAATAAAGTAAAAATATTACTCATCTGAATTAATGTCCTCATTATTCGAACTGATAAAAGTTAAGGCTTCATTACACGCAATTTGTTCGGCCTTACGTTTAATCTTATGTTGCCCTTCGCCCATAAAAATAAATATTTTGCCATTTTCAAGAACGTAATCTTGGATTACTTTGAACGTTTTAAAGAACGATATATCTACCGCATCTCTATGACTCACTGTATGTATTGGTTGTCCTAGACATAAATAAACGCCCATTCTATATCCTGTTTCTTGGTCGTGTGCGATTTCTAAATAATGTGGTGTGACTTTAAACTCCTTCTGGATTTTAACTTGTAATATGTTTTTATAATTATCATCGTTTTGAAGAAGTGCTATCCAATCAATATGCTTTTCAAATACGTTTTCAATGAATTTTTGGGCCATTTGAAATCCAGGCCCAGTTACAAACATGGATTGAAACCAATTAGCCTCATCCTTGACTGAAACCTTATTAAAATCTAAAAAAAGTGCGCCTATAAAAGACTCAAACAAACATCCGAGTTTTTTCAAATTAGTACGTATTTTTTTTTCTTCTGCGTGTTTAGACAAAATTAGCCATTTATGTAACCCCATTTCAAGCGCAATTTTTCCTATCGCCTCATTTTTAACAATAGCAATTTTTTTTTCTGTCATAAACCCTTCATTTTCTTTAGGAAAACGTCTATACAAATAATATTTAGTAATACACTCAAGAACCCCGTCACCCAAGAATTCCAGCCGCTCATTTGATTTACTGCTTAGAGGCATACAGTCTGAAGGTCTTCCAACAATTGTGATTTTCTGTTGAATATTTTCAAAATTGGGGCGTTTTGTGTAGGACCGATGAACGAACGCACGCTCATAAAGCGCCACATTATTAACAGTAGTTGGAATATTATATTTAGCAAGAATAGATTGAACTTCGCTCAATGTAATCTTTACATTTAGAGGATTATACGGATTAAATATTAATCCATCTTCTGATTTAATAATATCGTCGTCGTGTGATATTTTGAATTCGGTCATTTAGATACTATACTGGTTTAGCTTTATATTATTTATAAAATTGATATAAATTAACATAAAGATATAACTTCTATAGTAATGTATATGGAGGAAACTGAAGACTGGAGAGATGTTGTGAACTATGATAACTATGAAGTATCCTCATTTGGCAACGTAAGAAATAAAAAAACAGGAAGAATATTAAAACCAGCAAATATAGGAGGTTATTGTTATGTTGGACTATCTTGTGGTAAAACAAAATCATTTAAGGTTCATAGATTAGTAGCTTTATCATTTATTCCAAATCCAGAAAATAAATCACAAGTCAATCATAAAGATAAAAATGGATTAAATAATAAGTTATCTAATCTTGAATGGAATTCTCACCAAGAAAATTGTATCCATAGAAGTAATGGAGTTCTTCAAACCACAAATCAAAATTTAATTGTTTGGAGAATCGATGTAAATTCAGGAGAAAAGTTAGAAAAATATAATTCAATTGAAGAAGCAAGCAACTGGTTATTTAAGAAAGGAGTATCCACAAATTTACACTCTATTAAATCATCTATAAGTTGTTGTAGTAGAGGAGTATATAAATCGTCATTTGGGTTTAAATGGGAATTAGATAAATGCGAAAATTTAGAAAATGAAATTTGGAAAGAAATCAATATTGAAAATGAGGATACTAAAGGATATTACATTTCTTCTTTAGGAAGATTTAAAAATAAAAAGGGAGTAATCATGAAAGACTATAAACCACATCATAGTGGATATATTCATATTAGAGTAAATATAAAAAAATACGCAATACATAGGTTAGTTGCTTTAGCGTTTATTGAAAATATCGAACACAAACCATTTGTAAATCATATTGATGGCAATAAAGTAAATAATACTCTTGACAATTTAAATTGGGTTACTTGTTCTGAAAATAATTTACACGCACATAAAGTAGGATTGGCAAAAGGACACAAAAGAAAAATTAGCCAGCATGATTTAGAAATGAATATAATTCAAACATTTAATACAATTAAGGAAGCTGGTATTAAATTAGACATTTGTTATAGTAGTATTAAAGGTGTATTATATAAAACACAAAATACTGCTGGCGGATTCATATTCAAATATTTAGACTAATTTAAATTAAATTAGTCATTAAAATAAAATATTTTTGTAGTATATAACATGGTACTAATGAGCGCTGGACGAAATGCACGCAATCAAGCGTCAATTGTTAATCGAACAAACACATGTGGTGGCCCAAAAAAAGCCGGTCTAGCTCCTCGTGTGGGCTGGTATTTATCAAGTAACACAATGTTAATTGGTGCGCCCCAAACAATCCCTCGATTCTGTGTTCCTAACAGAACAGTCCAGACCCAAAGGACAGGATATCGCGCAACAATTGGTGGAAATATGGGTTAAGTTATTTAACCTATTTTTTTTAACCTTATCAATAAATATTATTTATATAAAATAATTTAATAACAATTTACTTATTAGATTATTAGATGCCTATGAAAATTACGGTAGACAATCGTGAACAAGAGCTTTTAAAACATATATCTCAACTCGTGTTATTTATTCCTGCGTTTAAACAATTGAAAGTGGAGTGTGTAAATTTGCCACTTGGGGATATTATAATATCAGACGAAACGGAGGAAAAGATTATTATTGAGAGAAAAAGTATGAGCGATTTGTTATCAAGTATAAAAGATGGTAGGTACGAAGAACAATCATATAGGCTAAATGGTATGAAAACGCATAACCATAATATTTATTATCTTATTGAAGGAGACGTTAACAAAACAAATCGTTTCAAGGATACTTCAATGGAAAAACTTACTTTATATTCGGCGATGTTCTCTCTTAATTATTACAAGGGATTTTCTGTTATGAGAACATTTAACATGGAAGAATCGGCGTTATTTATTTGTAATATTGCTAATAAATTAGAAAAAAGTGTTGTATCTGCCAAAACTCCTTTTTATCAAAATCGGTTATCCCTAACAATGGACGCCCAACTGGGGGATAAGGAAAGTTCAGTAACCGAAGAAAACGTTCAAACAGAACAATCAGAACAATCAGATAAAGATTATGTAGCGGTAATAAAAAAAATAAAAAAGGAAAATATTACTACTAGCAATATCGGGGAAATTATGCTTTGTCAAATACCAGGTGTAAGCGCAGTTACTTCTTTAGCTATTATGGAAAAATATAAAAACCTGCCTAATTTAATAAAAGAAATTGAAGCCAACAAAACTTGTTTGGATAATATTAGTTATATTAATTCGAAAGGTCAATCTAGAAAAATTACGAAAACGAGTATAGCAAATGTTGTAAAGTTTTTACAAAATTAACATTTTGGGTGTTATACCCATAATTTTAAAATATTGATATTAATTATATAATGAAACAAGATATTTTTAATTTGTTATTAATAATAGCAATATGTTTTGCAGCTTATTTAATATTTAGACATTTTAACCTGAATACAAAAGAAGGTATGACTGGCGGTTCCACATCCTCAACTTCTACGAATAATGGTGTAGCCGGAGGTGCTGCCGCTTATGCAGCAAATATTAAGTTAAATGTTATTAAACTTCAAGACGAATTGTTAATTAGCAAGTATAGGACAGATTACGAAAATGTGGTTTTAAATTTGGATGATTTGGTTAGTAATCTAATGCTACAAACCGCACTAACTATAGATACAACAAAACCGGCAGAGTCTCTAGTTAAAATTCAAGAATTAGGACAAACCAAAATAGCACTAAACGGTATCATGAAATTTATTGACGCTAGCAAGTAATAAATATAGTTTATAAAATGTAATTTATATTTATGTAAAGGTTAATTATTGTATAGCAATACTAACTTCGTTATCGGCATAATAACCCTTATCAACTAATGATTTCGTATATTCAGCGCCGCCCCAATTTTTGTCCATGGCATTCGGACTAACCGTTTCTTTTTGCTGTACGGTATTCATCGTGTCAAGTGGTGTTGTAGTTCCTACATAATAAGACGATTCGTCGTAAGAAGGATACGAATTTTTATTATAAGGCGGGTCGTTTCTAGTAGCGTCAACTAAAAGTGTAGGATTAGGATATGCTAGAGCATCAGGATTCCCCATGGTGCTTTCCATTATAGTATCTCCCGAAGAACTCGCAATACTTGGCGGGAGACCACCTTGTGGCTCAGAAACGCTTGGGCGTACTTTATAAACAGGATTACCTTGTGCGTCGTATGTTTCCTGTAAATACAAAACCGGACATCTTATTCCTTGACTTCTCTGCCAATCTAAGAACTCTGTATAATCTTCTAAATTTTCAAATTCAACTGGATTAACTCCAGGTACCTTTGCCACGGCCGAATTATATAAAAAAAACCTGGACCCTTTTTGAATTAGCAAATTAGGACATCTAGGTTGAGTGTTACTATTATTAGTTAATCCTTCCTCATATTTAGGGTCACTACATTTCGCGTAAAAATACAATCCTATGAAAAAAACTAATATAGATAAAAATGTAAGTAGTGTCATATATATTTAATAAGGATAAAATTGTAAATATATGTGTTAATTATTTTCTGGATATTTAATATAAATGGTTTTTTTACAGATTGATACTAAAAATTATGACAAAAAACACAATAAGACAAATAAAACTCCTATAGAAGAATTGAATGATGCCATTTCCCATAACAAACCTATATTTTTATTAATTTATATGGAAGGGTGCGGACCTTGTAATTCTACACGTCCAGAATGGTCTAAAATAAAAAATGTGATGAAAGGATCGAAATATGATACTAATATTTTTATCGTGGACATTGATAGGGAGTTGATAGATAAGGTTAAAACTAAATCACCAAGAGGGTTTCCAACGATGCGATATATCAATGGCAAAACAGAAGAAGATTTTGAGGATAGTACCGTTCAAAATAAGGATAGAGAAGTAGATAATTTTATTGAGTGGATAGATCTAAAATCCGGCGCCCAAAAGGGAGGGATTAATACAAAAACACGAACACGAACACGAATACGAAGACAAAGTCAAAGTCGAAGGAATACCAAAACGTCGAACTCCCGAAAAACAATTTTAATAAAAACTAAAAAAAGAGGCAAATGGTCGTTAAAATATAAACGAAGTATAAATTGTCGCAGACCTAGAGGCTTCTCACAAAAACAACATTGTAAATATGGTCGGCATATGTAATACAACGAGCGAGTGTATATTTAATTAATAAATTCATATTTTTAAAAATGAATTTATTAAACAAGATAAATATAACGCAATATAATAATTAACAATGGAACATGTTTTCAGAATTTTCGATTTTAACGTATATAATGACAAAAAATCAGACTCGGATGAGTCGAGTAATGATGACGAACAGAATGTTTATAAAGACCGTGGGTGTTTCATGATACAAATGTTTGGTGTTAACGAAACGGGCGAAACGTGTTCTATTATTGCTGAAAACTATAAACCATTCTTTTATATCATGGTAAATGATAGTTGGACTATTCAAACCAAAAATAGCTTTCTAGCTCATATAAAAAATAAAATCGGCAGATACTACGATAAATCAATTACCGAGTGTATCATTATAAAAAGAAAAAAACTATATGGATTTGATGGAGGTAAAGAACATAAATTTATCAAGCTTGAATTTTCAAGTATAGCTGCTTTTAATAAAGTTAAAAACTTATGGTACACCGATTATAATTCGGAAAAAGGTCATTGTTTGTTGGCAAACGGTTACCGGTTCAATAATACTGATACAAAATTATATGAAGCAAATATTCCGCCCCTATTACGGTTCTTTCATATAAGAGATGTAAGTCCTTCTGGGTGGGTTGCTTTACCAAAAAAGAAAACAATAGAATTAAAAGGTGAATCCAAGAAAACAACATGTACGTATGAATTTTTGGTAGACTACAAAAATATTATATCCTTAAATGATAAGGAAACACGTGTTCCATACAAGATTTGTAGTTTTGATATTGAAGCAAGTAGTAGTCATGGTGATTTTCCAGTTCCAATAAAGTCATATAAAAAGCTATCTACAAATATTATAGAATATTTCGAATCTTTGAAAATAGACATGACAAAAGAGTTGTGTCAAAATATTTTAAGGAGGATTATTCTTGCTGCGTTTGGATATGAAAAAATGGATCAAATAGATTTAGTTTATCCAAAGACGGCAAACCCTTCAAAAAAAGAAGTTGAGGGTTTCTGTGAGAAATGGTTGTCAACCCATGTAAGGACGTTGACTAAAACAGCAGACTTCAATCAAGCAACTACATTAGAGGCACTTTTCGAAAAAATGGCTCATGACGAAGATGAAGATGAATATAAACACTATATTAAATCTTATTCAGATAAAAAAGCAACAATAATAGATATTTTATGTGATAAAAAATTTGAAAGGGAGGGGAAGTTGAATGAATTAAATATTTCTTTGAATGCAAACTTTCCAAAATTAGAAGGGGACAAGGTGACGTTTATTGGTTCAACGTTTATGAACTATGGAGAACCAGAGCCTTTTCTGAACCATTGTATTGTTTTAAACACATGTTCTGATTTACCGATAACAAATAGTATTTTAGAAACATATGATACCGAAAAAGAAGTATTGCTTGCCTGGCAAAAGTTAATACAACGAGAAAATCCTGATATTATTATAGGGTATAATATATTTGGGTTTGATTATGAGTTTATGTTCAGACGCTCGGAAGAAAATAATTGTGCGGATGATTTCTTGAAATTGTCAAGAAATGTTGACGAAATTTGCGGCACAAAAGATAATGAGACTGGTAGATATAAAATTGAAGAAAGCACGCTTCAAATAGCAAGCGGTCAACACGATTTGCGATTTATTAAAATGAATGGACGTTTACAAGTGGATATGTATAACTTTTATCGGCGTGAAGCAAATTTGACGAGTTATAAGCTAGATTATGTTGCCGGTAATTTTATTGGGGACTTTATTAAAAAATTAGAGGTTGTTTCAAATGAAACCGAAATAAAAACTGGAAATATGACAGGTTTGCTCGTTGGTAGTTACGTTCATTTTGAAGAAATAGGTCATTCAATCGATTACTACATGGATGGTTCAAAGTTCTTGGTGACACATGTAGACAAAGCCGAGTGTAAGTTTAAAATAGAAGGAAATGTGTCTCCGGATTTATCTAAAAAAGTTAGATGGTGTTTGGCAAAGGATGATGTTACACCAAAAGATATTTTTAGAATGACAAATGGAAATGCGAATGATAGAGCAGTAATTGCTAAATACTGTATTCAAGATTGTAACTTGGTTCATTACTTATTTAATAAATCAGACGTGCTAACAGGATTTATTGAAATGGCAAAAATTTGTAGTGTGCCTATAAATTTCTTGGTTATGAGAGGCCAAGGAATTAAATTAACAAGTTACATAGCAAAAAAATGTCGTGAAAAACGAACACTAATGCCTGTAATAGAAAAGGGAAGTTTAGACGAAGGGTATGAAGGGGCCATTGTATTAGAACCAAAATGTGATTTATACCTTGACAACCCTGTAGCATGTGTAGATTATGCGTCACTATATCCTAGTTCAATGATTAGCGAAAATCTGTCGCATGATAGTAAAGTGTGGACTCGTGAATACGACTTAGCTGGCAACCTAATCGAGGATTATGGAGAAAAAGATAATAATGGAAATTATATTTATGATAATTTAGAAGGTTACGAGTATGTAAATTGTACGTATGATACCTATATATATATTAGAAAGACACCCGCATCCGCTGCGGAAAAGGTTAGAGCAGGACACAAGATTTGTAGGTTCGCACAATTTCCAGATGGGAAAAAAGCAATTATGCCATCTATTTTAGAGGAACTATTGGTCGCAAGAAAAACAACACGTAAAATGATTCCTAATGAGAAGGATGAATTTATGAAACAAGTTTTGGACCAGCGTCAAATAGGTTATAAATTAACAGCAAATTCATTGTACGGACAATGTGGTGCTAAAACAAGTACATTTTATGAGAAAGATATCGCGGCTTGTACTACTGCGACTGGACGAATGCTTTTAACATACGCAAAAAGAATAATCGAAGAATGTTATGGAAATAAAATTTGTAATACAGAGCATCATGGTCCCGTTTTATCAAAGGCAGAATATATTTACGGAGATAGTGTAGCTAGTTATACTCCTATTTATGTGAAAATAAATGGAAAAGTTGACGTTGTAACAATAGAACATTTAGCCGAAAAATATGGAGATAACAATTGGATAAAATGTTTGGAACAAGGAAAACAAGAAAAAGAGGTTTGCGAGTTGAAAAATGTTGAAACGTGGACTGAAAAGGGGTGGACTAAATTAAGTAGAGTTATAAGACACATGTTAGCATCTCATAAAAAAATGAGAAGGATTTTAACACATACGGGTCTTGTTGATGTTACAGACGATCATTCTCTGATTTTAACCAACGGTGAAGAAATATCTCCGAAAGACGTTCAAATTGGAACTGAATTATTACATAATAAATTATTATTAAATGAAACTGAAAATAAATATATTACAGAAGATGAAGCAAGGATAATGGGGTTCTTCTTCGGAGATGGCAGTTGCGGTGAATACAACTGTCCTTCTGGAAAAAAATCTTCGTGGGCATTAAATAATGCGTCAACTGAGATTATAAATAAATATTTAGAATTATGTAAAAAAGTGTATACCGATTATGACTGGGTTGTAATGCCAACATTAGAAAGTTCCGGAGTATATAAAATTTCACCCAGATGTAGTACATACGCATCAATAAGTAAATTTGTTAAAATATATAGAAATGAATTATATTATGAAAAAGCAAAAATAATACCTGAAAAAATATTAAATAGTAGTTTTAGTGTTAGACAAGCATTCTTTGAAGGGCTATACGATGCCGATGGAGATAAAGATGTAAATGGTTACACTAGAATTGACCAAAAAAATCAAATCAGTGCGGCACATATTAGTTTATTAGGTTCAAGTCTGGGGTATTTAACATCTTTAAATACTAGAAGCGATAAACCAAATGTTTATAGAGTTACAATGACAAAGGGTAAACAAAGAAAAAATCCAAATAAAATCAAAAAATTTGAAGAAATACAATATGAAGGATATGTGTATGATTTAACTACAGAAAATCATCATTTCGCAGCAGGGGTTGGAGATATGATAGTTCATAATACGGACAGCGTATTCTTCACATTTAACTTGGAAACATTAGATGGTAAGCCAATTCGAGGCAAAGATGCGCTAGAAATAACAATTGAAATCGCGCAAGAAGCAGGACATTTAGCGTCTAGTTTCCTAAAATGTCCTCATGATTTAGAATATGAGAAGACATTTATGCCCTTTTGTTTATTATCAAAGAAAAGATATGTTGGTATGCTTTACGAAACAGACCCAAATAAAGGCAAAAGAAAGGAGATGGGAATTGTCTTGAAGAGACGAGACAATGCTCCAATTGTAAAAGATATATATGGTGGAATTATTGATATTTTGATGAAACAACAAAACATTAAAGAAGCGGTTGACTTTTTGAAATCTTGTTTACAAAATATTGTGGATGAGAAATATCCAATTGATAAATTGATTATTACAAAATCTCTGAGGTCAGGGTATAAAAACCCAAAGTCAATTGCTCACAAAGTTTTATCAGATAGAATTACGGCAAGAGACCCGGGAAATAAACCTAGTTCAGGAGATAGAATTCCGTTTGTCTATATTAATACGACCAATAAGAAGGCATTACAAGGCGAAAAAATAGAAACTCCTACATATATTAAAGAGAATGGACTAAAAATTGACTACTCGTTTTACATTACAAATCAAATAATGAAACCAGTTCAGCAATTATTCGCGTTAGTTCTTGAAAAAATCTGGGAAATGCAAAATAAGAGACCAAAAATAGCAAAATTCAAAAAAGAAGTTGAATTATTGCGTAAGAGTGCAGACCCAGAAAAGTTTGAGGATAAGTTAGAACAAATGAGAAATAAAGAAGTCAAAGCGTTATTATTTGACGATTATTTAAGAGTTACAAATAATGAGAAACAAGGCGTTCAGAGTCTAGTAAAGTTCTTTACACCTGTAACAATTACAAAATAAGTTAAGTATTTTAACTTTAACCCAAATAAAAAATGATTAATATACCCATTTTTTATTTATTTATTATTAGAAGATTTTAAAACAATCTAACGAGAATACTTTCTCAACGGATCACGTTTGGTTTGCTTTTGCTGAACGACGAGTGTATCAAACATACTCTTTACCATTCCTTTGATATCAGTGACAGAAGTTTCAAGATTCCATACACGCTCAGTTAGCTTATCAACTTCACTAACGGCATCATCCTCGCAGCATTCTTCCGCGCAAACGTTAAAATCACCTACAACAGGAATACCAATCATCTGATTATTTACTTCATCCTTCTCAATAAATCCTTCGCATTCAAGTTTACACAAAATACTCATTACGCTTCTTTTGTGTCTATCCGCAATTTCTGGGATACTCAGTTCCAATAGTTCATACTCTCTTTGAAGAGCCAAGATTTCAGTTGTCGTCCATTTATTACCATGTCGTGATGTAGATGTCATCTTATAATATAACATAATATATGCCAACCCTTTATATCATTTATAGTAAAATATATTTATGACCTATTCGTGGGGGTATCGCTGCTAAGAATGAGTAATGTGGAACATATCCAAGAACCCATTAAAACCCACATATTATTAATAATGTTTGCGGCATTATAAACAATCCATCTTAGACCCTGACAGTGTGGAGTTGCTATCATAAAGGGGGAAATTATAAACCCTAGTATCGTATTTGGTACACATAATTTAACATATAAATGAGCGGCAATATAGTGTAGTAAAATCCATAATAAGTAAATTCCAGAACTCCTTATTATGAATTTAATAGTTGTAAAAACAATATTATTAAATAAATTAAAATAATAGCCCCAGGTTTCAAAACATGCTTTTTTTACATTATTTTTATAAATATCTTCTGTAAGTTCTTCTTGAATTTCTTCATTCGTCATTATATTACAAGTTTGTTGTTTTTTTGATTGCTTATTAGGTCTAACTGACATAGCTATTTATATATATTTATCTTTATATAACCTTAATTAATGATATTTATTAAATGGTTCTTTGGAATGATGTTATCAAACTTAAAATAGCGGTTGCGTCGGGGTTTCCTGATATATCTGAAGTAATAAAAGTGTAAAATAGTTCGCTTAGCGGAGAAGTAATATCTCCGGTGTTTCTCTCTTCGTTGTTTGTTTCAGAAGAAACTACCGAGTTTCTTGGTCCTATAGTTGATTGTCTTGTTTGTATATTAGAAACAAGTGGTGAACTATTTGAATTATAATTTCTGATATCATACCGACATACAGGACATCGACAGTTTGTTGCAAACCATCTATGTAAATGTTCTGTGTTAAAAATATGTCCGCAAAATCTTATCACGGTAACCATATCACTATCATTAAAATTTTCAAGGGTGATCGGACAAGATCTATTTATCGGTGTTACAATATCACAATATCTAACATTTCTTGTGGATAATTCAATTTGTCCTGGCGTTGGGTTAATTACTACCGGATCAAAAAAACTGCCAAGTGTTGTATTCAAATTTTCTCGTAGTCTTTGGGAGGAGTAATTTCTTGGGTTAGAATATCTATCTAATAAACTATTTTGTGTATTGATCGGAAATGTGTCCTCCATATACGGTAAATTATATATAGGAAGGCGTTGTCTATTAGTATTCCTATTAGTATTCCTATTAGTATTTGTATTATTATTTGTATTAGTATTTGTATTAGGATTTGTATTCCTATTAGTATTATTATTTGTATTATTATTTGTATTAGTATTCCTATTAGTATTTGTATTTGTATTCATATTTGTATTAGTATTTGTATTAGTATTTGTATTAGTATTCCTATTAGTATTCCTATTAGTATTCCTATTAGTATTCCTATTAGTATTCCTATTAGTATTCATATTATTTAATCGAGAATTAATCGTAGATATAAGAACACGTCGAATGTCAGTATTCGTGTCATTTAATTGCTGGATTTGCCTCATATTGTCATTGTACATCACATTGAGAACATTTACCAATAAAACTTGATCGTCTGGCTCATTATTAGAAGAGGTATTACTCATAATTAATAAATATAGTTAAATCTGTTTAAATGTATTCGTTATTAATAGTATAATGGCTTTTGAAAAATATAAAGATAATGGTCTAAGTGGCTTGGCAAACCTAGGAAATACTTGTTTTATTAATTCATGTGTTCAAATATTATCTCATACATATGAACTAAACGAGTTTTTAAATGTTGAATCATATAAAAAAAAACTTAAAAATAAATACGAATCCGCGCTTTTACTTGAATGGGACAATCTTAGAAAATTGCTATGGACCACAAACTGTATAGTGTCGCCAGGAAAATTTATAAAAACAATACAAAAAATAGCTCAGATTAAGGGATTAGAAATATTTACGGGTAATTCACAAAACGATTTAACGGAGTTTCTTTTGTTTTTGATAGATTGTTTTCATACTTCACTTTCGAGAGAAATAAAAATGACTATTTCAGGGTCTCCGGAAAACGAAACAGATAAAATAGCTATACAGTGTTATGAAATGGTTAAAAATATGTATTCAAACGAATATTCAGAGATATGGAATTTATTTTATGGGGTTCATGTGTCTGAAATTTCTTCAATTGAAAATGGGAAGGTATTGAAAACAATACCAGAGCCGTTTTTTATGATTGACCTACCTATTCCGTCTAATAATAAAAGCCCGTCACTAATAGATTGTTTTGAATTATATGTTACAGGCGAAACACTTGAGAATGAAAATGCTTGGTTCAACGAAGAAACAAAAGTCAAAGAAAATATCAGAAAGAAAATTCTATTTTGGTCCTTTCCAACCATACTAGTAATTGATTTCAAAAGATTTAACGCTAGAAACCAAAAAAATCAGATACTCATTACATTTCCTTTAGATGATTTAGATTTATCAGAATATGTGATAGGATACAAAAAGAAAAGTTTTAAGTATGAATTATATGGTATATGTAATCATAGTGGAAATGTTTTAGGCGGACACTATACATCTTATGTAAAAAATTCAAATGGGAAATGGTATCATTTTAACGATACAAGTGTATCAGAAGTAGGACTAATAGAGTCAATCGTTTCGACAAAAGCATACTGTTTATTTTATAGAAAGAAGGGTTAACTAACATAATTTTATATTAACAAAAAAAAAACAAGTCATTAATATATATATGGAAGTAAATACTACTACAACAACGGATCCTGTTAATTATTATAACAACTTAAATAATTTTATATTGAACCCTGTGGTTTTTATATTTGTAATACTAATAATTATAGCATTTTTCGTATTCTCATCTTCTTTAGGAAATACAGACAACAGTAATTCAAGCAATGGAAACGCTCAAAATATTATGGGTATAATAATTGCAGCGATTTTAGTCGTTTTAATAATAGTTAACGCCCTTCAATATTTTTTTAGTATAAATGTAACAGCATATATTACCGATATATTTTCTAATAAACCCAAGATTGATATTGTAGTAGACCAATCTGCTTACCAGCCATCTTCGGTTCCTGAAATTAGATTTAAAAAACAAGTATTTAATATTCCAGGAAATTATTATAGTTATGATAATGCGAACGCGTTGTGTCAGGCATATGGGTCCAATTTAGCAACATATAAACAAATAGAAGATTCCTATAAAAATGGAGGTGAGTGGTGTAATTATGGTTGGTCTGACGGGCAAATGGCGTTGTTTCCGACACAACAAAAAACGTTTGATAATTTACAAAATATTCCTGGTCATGAACACGACTGCGGAAGACCTGGAGTAAATGGTGGTTATATGGCGAACCCCAAAATTAAATTCGGTGTAAATTGTTATGGTAATAAACCAAAAATAACAAGTGATGAAGAAGAATTAATGAAAAATACGACTCCTTATCCTGTAACAGTAGAAGACGTCGCTTTTCAAAAACAAGTAGACTTTTGGAAAAACCATGTGAGTAATATTTTAGTTTCTCCATTTAATTATAACACATGGGGCTCGTTTTAACCATAAAATCGTGTAATATAACAGTATTACACTCGTCAACGTATTCATCATACAAATTACTAGGCTCTGAAACGATATAAGAATATTGAGTATTAAATATAGTATAAAATATAGTATAAAAAAACCGTATTATTTCAATACAATAAAACAGAGTGAATGTAACAAATACAACCCTTAAAAATCTACTCATATTTCGAATATATAATATGTAGATTGATGTGAGAACCCAATTGTTTTTAATTATGATAGATATTAATTGATTGATTTTTGTCATATATGTTCTACACATAGGGCATTTATTGGTTTTTAAACACCAAGTATTTAAACAAGTCGAATGTATCCACCCGTTACAAGAGCATACCTTAAGATAATAACATTGGGTTTTTAAATTAATAGGTATCTCCCCGTTTTCAATTTTAAATTCATAACAAACAAAACAGTCTCCTATTAGCGAATCCTCTTCGATTGTATCATTGTAATGGTCGATTAATCTATAATTCATTTATATAATATAATAATACAATTAGATTATATAATTTATCCTCGCAATTTTTTTGTAATTCCACCCTTTTTAGGTTTAGACCCCTTATTTTTATTTTTAGTTACTTTGTTTTTTTTATTTTGTGTGTCGTGATGCCTAACAAGGTCTAATAATTTATCATGTAAGTCATCATCAATAATATCATCATCGCTATCACTGTCATTAGTGTCGCCGTCATTTTTACGCTTTTTGTCGGTTTCTCCTCCATATTGGTTATAAGAAAGTACCCAACTTGGTACAACTAAATCATTAAATAAATCAGACACTTGTGGAGAGCCACCGTGCTGTTTGCCCTCGCTTGTATTAAGTGTCATTATAGGCGACATACCTCCTTTCATCATTATAGATTTTACACTAAATCCTCCACTATGAATACCTTCTTGTGAATTATTTGTATAAATTAATTCTTCTGGTCCAATATAGCTCATATAAAATAGTTATATAATAATTAATTATTAGAAAAGCGCTTAATTTCTTGAATAGTTTTAATATTTCGTTTTTCTTTTAAATGCGTCATAATAAGGCTAACTTGAGACTCGTTTTTAATAACTTCGCCTAAAGCCCGTTCTAAATATTTGAAGGTTAACGGTTCGGGAACTCGTGTGTTTGCGAACTTAAGACGCCCATCACTGATTTGTACTGTTGCGGTTGAAAGATTATTGTTAGCTGCGTATTGTGTTATATTCTCAGACAATGTGTTACGTTTATCCCGCAATACCTTTGTTTGTTCATTCACAATTTTTAATTGATTATCAATTGATACCCATTGAGCGATTTGATTTTCAAAACTCATTAATTGCTATAAAATAGTATATATTATAAAAATTAATAAACACACTTGATTTAATAAATTAATGGCGTCTATAACTACCGCCGCTCTTGCGGGTTCTTTTGCCTCCGTGTTTCTTACGTTTGTAAGTTTGTTGCATTCCCAAAATACTAAAAGGGACAACTGCTTGATTAATTACATGTCCCCAGAACCCTCCGCGTCGTTTACGACTCGCTTTACTTCTTCTGCCGCCTTTCATAAGTTGATTAGCTGGAACACCTACATTTTGGCCTTGAACGCCTACACTTGTTGTGGCTGGGGATTGTCCGTTTAAGCCACTGGTTGTTAAAGAATTTTTAATCTGTGAATCAACCGGCCCATTTACAGCCATTCCATAACTAGATCCTGAACTATAAGATGATGGGTTGGGTGCGGAACCACCTCTAGTCTGTCGTCGACTGTGTCTTCGATAACTTTTACGTGCCATTTATATAGATTACTGAGAATAAAAAATATATTTAGTCAATGTTTAAACAAAATATATTTAACGTCTGCGGGTGCTAGTGTGTTTACGTCCGCGTCTGCCTCTGCCTCCGTGTTTACGAGTTCCGCCTCGTCTCTTACGTCTGTAAGATTGTTGCATTCCTAAAATACCGAATGGAACGATAGCTTGGTTAATTAAACTCCCTAAAAAGCCGCCACGTCTGGATTTTGTTTTTCCTGCCATTGTACATTATACGATTAAAAAAATTTAGAAATAAATTGTTTATTACGCAACAATAATATTAAAATTATAAGTATTGCTAAAATCATAACAAAAATTAAAAACACAAGTGTCACTGTAATATAAATATAAGGATTTATTTCATATAATATGAAGTCGATTAGTGGTTTCAACATAATCTTGAACTCGTTTTTGACGTCGTCTCTTTTTAAAATATCTAGACATTGTTGAACCAGCGAATCTTTCATAACTATTACATATAAAAATAAATTAGAGTTTGTGCGTGTTAGTAGTTTTTAATTTTTCTATATTTTCAATAATAATGGAAAATAATATTATCGAGCCGAATGAGTTTTTTGATTTTTCTGGATTAAGTTTAGCACATCCGACTGGTATTCAAGGAGGTGCCTATTTTACGAAAATTGAGAATAATAATAAGCCTTTATATATTCAAACAACGAAAAGTGTAACTAGACAGGGGTTTGTAAAAACAGGGAAAAAATATTACTGTGATTTAATGTTTGATAAAAACGCTGATGTATTGATTACGTGGTTTGAAAATTTAGAAAATACTTGTAAAAAATTAATATACGAGAAGAGAGAAACGTGGTTTCAAAATGGTTTAGAGGAAAGTGATATTGATTCTGCTTTTAATGCTATTATTCGTGTTTATAAGTCGGGAAAATATTATTTGATAAGAACAAATATTAAGAATAATCGTTCTGATGAACCAGCTGTTAAAATATATAATGAAAACGAAGTTAGCCTTACTATTAATGATGTAACAACTGAAACGAATATTATTTCTATTTTAGAAATACAAGGAATAAAGTTTACATCTAGAAACTTTCAAATTGAAATAGAGTTGAAACAAGTAATGATGTTAGATAATGAGCCAATTTTTAATAGTTGTCTTATCAAAAATAAGAAGGGAGGAGTTAGTAAACAACCGGATATATTACATCCCCCATTAAACACAACAAATGATATAGATATAGATATAGATAGTTTAGCCAAAAGTGACGAATTAATTGGGAATACACTTATAAAGAATGAAATAATCGAAGACAATTTATCCAATTTAGATAGTTTAGACGATGGCGAACCAGTTCAATTAGATGATAACGTTCAAGATATTAATATACCAATTGATAGTGCGCCACTTAAAAAAAGTGAAACACCGACTGAAAATACCATAACCGATGAGGATTCTTTAGAACTAGAGATTGAAAATTTAGAACAAGAAAATAATGAAGACGCTTTACTCTTAAAAGAAGTTGACATAGATTTAAGTTTAGAAAATAATTTAGAAACATTACAACTTAAAAAACCAAACCAAGTCTATTTCGAATTATACAAAGAAGCAAGAAGTAAAGCGAAACTTGCAAAAAAAGCCGCTATTATTGCCTATTTAGAAGCAAAGAATATTAAGAAGACATATATTTTAGAGAATTTGGATGATAGTGACGATGATTTTGACGCAGAAATAGACGAAGTCTCAGAAAGTGAATTGGAGGGTCTTTAAATTTAGGCTGATATCAAATCTTTAGAATAGTTTTAGTAAAAGTTTTCCGAATAACTTACTTCATTTTTAAAATGGAATCTAATTAATATGTATTCTTAAAATTATTTTATCATTAATTTTATATAATGACCGTCTCTTTAAAGAAGCTATGGAATGACTATGGAATTGGAGCAATCCTAGTTTTATTAATTGTCGCATATGGCGTTAGTATTTTCGCCGGCTACTTGTCAAATAAAGGAATGCCCGGTTCCGAACCTAACCAGATGATGCAACAACAATACAAAAATACGAATTCACAAGCATCCGCTGGTGTTCGCCCTTCGGACCCTAATGGTAATGAAGTTTTCGCATCTGCTACAGGAGTCCAGACCAGTATGCCCGGCATTCCTTCCTCGTGCTCCGCTGCCAACGTCCAAAACCCCGCCGAGCTCTTACCCAAGGATAGCAACTCTCAATGGGCCCAACTAAACCCTTCCGGTAAGGGCGAACTCGGAAATATTAACTTGCTCAAGGCTGGTTACCACATTGGTATCGATACCGTCGGACAAACATTGAGAAATGCTAATCTCCAAATCCGATCCGAGCCCCCGAATCCCCAATTAAATGTCGGGCCATGGAACACGAGCACAATTGAGCCCGACTTCATGCGAGTTCCTTTAAATTTGGGGTCTGGTCCTCAATAAGCATAAATGCTAACAAAAAATAAAGTTGTTGAAGTATTTTATCAGCATAATTTTTAAATATCAAAATCTTTATATTCATTGTTTTTATTCAATAAAAAAAATGAATTAAAAATATAAATTTTTAATAGTGTTTATTAATACACTACATGAGGTATATTCTTGAGGTTCAACAGTTTTATCCGGATGGATGTAAATTACACCCTGAATGGAATGGAAAAAAAGAGCATTTGGGTTATATGAATATAATTTTTAAAACGAAAAAACAAGCGTGTGATTATTATGACAAATACAATCCACATATGCGGTCATTAAACGCCCATAATACTTACCGTAGCGATTGGGACATAGAAACATATATAGAATATGTTATTCGTGAATATGATGGAGAATATTTAAAAATACCACCATTTGTTGATAAACATGCTATTCTTACAAATAAAGAAGGGAATATTATCCTTACAGATAAAAATTATATTTCTAAGTTTGTCGCAGAATTTGTGGAGAAAACTGCCGAACCAAAAGATAAAATTAAGAAAACTGAATTGTTCACTCAATTTAAGTTCTGGTTCCAACAAGAACAAGGTTCGAATAAAAAAATTCCAAAGGGTCAAGAATTATACGACTACATGGACGATAAATTTGGATTATGTATGTCGACAGGCTGGCAGGGTACTAAGATTATTTATCTGGACAAAACAGATGAAATTGATGAACTTTGATATATTAGTTATGTAAATGTAAATAATTTTAGGATACTCTGAAATATTTTGTACTCAATTTTATTTCACAAAACAATTTATTTGTGTTAGATTTTATAACAGTAGATATATATGGAAAAGCATAGCATATTTTTTTATATATTTGTAGTAGTTATTTTGCTTTTTTGTTTAAGAATATATTATGATTCCGATGCATTTAATCTTAAATGTATAATCGCGTCTAAAGATGGCAATAGATATTGCGTGAGAGAAAGAGAAAAGTTAGAATTGGCCGCAAACTTATTGGCAAATGTTACCCAAAAAATGAAAGATATGGTTGCGTATATGAAAAAAACCCATCCTGACGACCCTCGCGCAATTAGACTTGTCGAAGGTTTTAATCCTAAAAAAGTGAGTGAAACACTTCCAACCAGCGAATTAACCGCATACAGTGAAAATAAAGGTGAAAAGCTTGCGTTTTGTTTAAACACTACAAAAGAAGGTAATAAATTGATAGATTTAAATACATTGACATTTGTCGCTTTACATGAATTATCACATATAATGACCTCATCCATTGGACACAAACAAGATTTTTGGCAAAACTTCAAGTTTTTATTGGAAAACGCAAAAGTGGCTGGAATTTATGAGCCGGTTGACTATAAGAAAAATCCTACAAAATATTGTGGAATGGATATAAATGATAATCCATATTACGATTTAGTATAACACATCTTTTAATTGGTAAACTTGGTATTTAATTTAATATGTTTGTAAATTATTAAATTAAAAATAATACTAACTTTATATATATTATATGTCAACGTCAGTATCCTCAATAAAACCTATAAATAAATCAGCTTCCATTAAAGACGTTACTTTAGATTATAACCCTATTTACAAAGTGAATTATTTAGTTGACGACTCTATAAATACAATATTCATTTTTTATGGTAAAAATGGGAAAGCTGAAAATCAAGAGGTATTATTTAAGAAAATATTTACTGATAGTGAAATCGATAAAATACATTCAGAAAAGATTAACATTCAGTTTTCAGACCAACAAATCCATTATGACGATACTATAGGTACGATTAAAATTAAAATACTTAAAGAAATACAAAAACGAACATCGTTAGACGAAATATATTTGTTTTGTCAAAAACAAGAAACCATTAATTCAGTTCAACTTTATAAATCTTTAACACAAAATAAAAAACTTGACTTGACTAAGGTTAGACTCGACCAGTTTTTATCAAATATAGTGACTAAATATGACACACAATTTCAGTCGCCGCAAGTAAAAGAGATATACACGTTTGATGACATTTTAGAAATGAAATTAGAAAATAAAATGTTTACGGTAGATAAAGTATTAGGAGAGAAATTTTTTATAGTTGAAAATGAATATCCGTTTGTTTGTAATCCGTATAATGTAACAAAATATGACACGTTTTTTGAAAAAAACGCCCGAAAATCGTTGTCTACGTTAAATAGTCATTTGCTGTTAAGCAGTGGTGAAATTGTAAATAATACTATTTATTTATGTCTGGCTAGAGATGTTCTGAAATTTGCTGCAGACAAAGACGTCTCTTCTGAAACAACTGTGAAAATATATTTTCCTTTTCTTTACAACAAAAATATAGATAGTTTGGAGGATCTTGAAACCTCGCAAGAGAAATTAATTGAGAATAATAAAAATGTTATTAACGAAAAGACATCAGAGTCGTTTAAAACAATTGATATGTTCTATGATGTTTATAAATTAAGAAAATCAGAGTTGAAATACGTGAATAAAGGCATAAAATTTATTAAGGCAGTTATTAGACCCGAGTTTGACATTAAAATACCATTAGAAGTGATATTTAAAATTATCCATGCTACTGAAAACAATCCTCTTATTAAATATAACCCATCAACAAGGCAAGAGAATGTCTATAGACTTTATACCGCAGATAAAATCGCAACAGATGGAAGAAAAATACCAGTTTTAAAAAAAGCAGTTATTTTTAGGTTAATGAAAAGTATCGCTAGAACAAAATCTGTTTCTGTTTATATTGAAAATACTCATCAAGAATATAATACCCAATCGTTAATTTGCGAATTTGATGAAACCGGATATATTACGGTAACTTCTGAATTTGACAAAGCGATAAACGAAACAATTGTTTCAAAACTTTTTAGAGATTCAATTAATCCAATTATAATTGAGATAAAAAAAATATTAGAACAAAGTGGTTATAAACTAAACCTTTTCAATAATTTAAATGATTCAAATGTTGAAATTAAACAGCTTACGTATGAGTCTACAATTGAAATTTTGAAACCATTAAAACTTGAAAATTACACAGGATGTATTTCAAGTATTTTTATAAATGAATCTATCAAAAACTCTGAGGAAATTAAGTTACGTTTTAAACGTGTATCAAATTTTAGCAAAGTCACTAGTCAAGAGGCGTTTATTTTAGAAAAAAGCGCCCAGAAATATAGAGGTCATGAAATTATTGACGCTTTATTAGAAAATTTTCCAGATGATTTAGACCGTACCCAAGCGGAAGAGTTAGTAAGAAAGGTCGCGAATGAAATACAACTTGAAAGAGGTGTAAGAAAATCTGATATAAAAATAAAAAATAATCCTGGTTTTAAAACTACTATATTATTAGAAAAAAATACTGGCATTATTACAATTTCTGTAGAAAATATTAACGACATTAACTATTTAGCTACGATTCCTGTTTATTTAGATAGCATTGTTCGTATTACACAGGATAAAAACAGTACAAACTATCCAACACAAGAAATTAATAGATTATGTTCTAGTGGTGAAAAAGAAGAAATTAAGGTTCCAGATATTATTTCTTCGGATGAGTCATCTGCTTCAAAAAGAGAGGTTCCGTCTTTAGAACCGGACGATGAATACGTTGAGTATAAAAAATACACAACAATACAAGCTGAAAAACCAAAGGGCGCATTGAGTTTATTTTTTGATGATGAGGAAGACGAGGACGAGGACGAGGAAAATAAGGTAGATAAAGATAAATATACCGGAGGTGAACTAGATGAAAGCAGCAGTTCTTCAGGGCCCTCTGATAAATCTGGAGAAATTACTTATAATGGTGTACCTGTACCAAGTGGTGTAAGTTCAGATAATAGCGAGTCATCGGTTGAATCTGAAAAAGTTTTATCTCCGATACCTAGTGTAAAAGATTCGTTGCCTTCAGAACCATCGGTTGAATCTGAAAAAGTGTTATCTCCGATACCTAGTGCAAAATCTTCACCCTCTTCAGAACCATCAATAGAATCCGAAAAAGTTTTATCTCCGATACCTAGTGCAAAATCTTCACCCTCTTCAGAATCATCAATAAAATCCGAAAAAGTGTTATCTCCGATACCTAGTGCAAAATCTTCACCCTCTTCAGAATCATCAATAAAATCTGAAAAAGTGTTATCTCCGATACCCAGTGTAAAAGAGTCCTCGCCTTCAGAATCATCAATAAAATCCGAAAAAGTGTTATCTCCGATACCTAGTGTAAAAGAGTCATCGCCTTCAGAACCATCGATTGAATCTGAAAAAGTGTTATCTCCGATACCTAGTGTAAAAGAGTCCTCGCCTTCAGAATCATCAATAAAATCCGAAAAAGTGTTATCTCCGATACCTAGTGTAAAAGAGTCCTCGCCTTCAGAACCATCGATTGAATCTGAAAAAGTGTTATCTCCGATACCTAGTGTAAAAGAAATCCCACGTGAGATTGATTTAGATAAAGAAATTGAGGAGAATGAAGCAGAAGTTGCTGCGGATGAAGCAATAGTTGCGGCGGACGAAGAAGAAGAGGAAGAAGAAGAAGAAGAAGAGGAAAAAGAAGAAGAAGAAAAAGAAGAGGAAGAATCTGACGACTCTGATGAAGAACTAGCGAGAGAAAAAGAGAAACCTGATAGTCAAGACAATATAGTGAAAAATATTGATGGTATGAAATTAAATAAACCCTATTATTTTCAAACGTTAATTGAGAAGAAAGACCCTGTATTAATTTTAAAAGAAGATACTCCTGAGTTTAACGCATATTCTAGAACTTGTAGGTCGGATATGAGAAGACAGCCCGTTATTATAACAGATTCTCAACTAGAAAACATAAATAAAGAACATGCTGGGTTTTTAAGAGAAGAGGATGTTATTAAATATGGTTCAAATCCTAAAAATAAATTTAATTATATTTGTCCTCGGTATTGGTGTCTGAAAAATAATACTGTAATAGACCCGAAAGATTTAAAAGAAGTTACAGGGAAAAATGGTAAAAAAGAATTAATTCATCCTACTTGCGGTAAAGTCTTACCACGTAATGAAAAACAAGTAAAACCCGGTTATTATATTTATGAGTTTTATAATGAAAAAGATAATAAACGCTATCCCGGATTTCAAACGGATAAACATCCCCAAGGTTATTGTTTGCCGTGTTGTTTTGATAAATATAATACCCTAGGTAGAATAGCTGCAAAAAAGAAATGCTACGGAGAGGAAAAACAGGATAATAAACCAGAAGAAAAACAAGAAGAATATATTAAAGGGCCCGATAAGTTCCCATTGTCATCAGGCCGTTGGGGATATTTACCAGTTGAAATACAAACTATGTTACATGTATCAAACGCGGATTGTCAAATAAGTAAAACAAATACAAATGTAAAACAAAACTTTCCGTGTTTATTGCGTCATGGAGTAGAAGTAAATAACAAACAATCGTTTATTGCCTGTATTTCAGATATTTTATTTTATGGTAAAAAGAGTATAAACGTAGAGGACAAAACGATAAGCAATACTACAAAAGTATTCACTATTAAAGAAATGAGAGAACTGATTATTAAATCGTTGACTATTGATACTTTTATCAAATATCAGAACGGTAATTTGGTAACAAATTTTTACGACGCTACTAAAAAAACGAATATTGATAAATATACAAAGACCAAGACATTTTCTAGACTTAATATGGAAAAGCAAGAAGATAAATTTTATTTTACAAAGGTTGTCTCTGCTTTCGAAAATTTTATAAGTTTTTTAAAAGACGATGACGCTATTATAGACCATACATATTTATGGGATATTATAAGCATGCCGAATAAATATTTATTTCCGATAGGTGTAAATCTGGTTATTTTTCAAATTCCGAATGATGATATTACAAACAACGTTCAACTGTTATGTCCTACTAATCATTACTCATCTGAATTTTACCAAGCGAGAAAACCAACTGTTTTTTTAATAAAAGAAGACGGGTATTATGAGCCTATTTATTCATACACAAATAATAATAAGAAATTCACAGTATTGAAAGAATTCAAAGAATATGACCCACAACTTTCAAAAACAATGAGAGCTATATTTAAAGAAATAATTAAACCATTTTTTACTTTGATTTGTACTCCATTAGATAGTATGCCTACTGTTTATAAATCAAAAAGGCCATTACTTCTTTACGACTTGATAAAAAAACTAGATAAATATGAGTACAAACTACTGAAGATGGTTTTAAATTTCAACAATAAGGTTATTGGAGTAATTTCGGAGGAACCGGGAGTTTCAACAAAAAGGTGTTTTGTTCCATGTTACCCGTCCTCATTAGATGAGGACTTAAAGCAAGATATTGATGTTGTTTTTATGACCGACCCAGAATTATGGAATACGTATAGTAACACGGTTAATTTTTTAAACAAATTAGATAAAAGAACTAAAAAACGTAGGGTCGCCGCAGACATACCTTGTAAACCAGTTTTCAAAATACTTGAGGATGAATTAGTTGTAGGTATTTTAACTGAAACGAATCAATTTATTCAATTATCTCAACCTATTCCAGAATCTGAAATAGCTGCCAATATTGATATACCATCAATTAGTAATAATAATTATATTGTTAATAGCAAAGAAAGGCCGATGGTTTCTATTGATGTACCAGTATCTACTACAGATGAGGTTGACCAAGAACGCGTTGACTACATTAAAAAGATTAAACTTGAAACGAGTTTCTATAATGTTTTCAGAAGCACACTTAGAATTTTGTTAAACGACTATGAAAACATACAAGTAAGAGAGAAAGTAGAAAATGAAATGGGTAAAGAATATATAATATATTCCGAGAAACTAGAAAACATTAATGCTTTATTACGTGAATTAGTAAAAACAAAAATTCAATTTATAGGAGATAAAAATTATTATAAGCTGATAAATGAAGTCTCCACGTGTGTTGTAAAGAATAAAAACGAATGTTCGAATACACCAAATTTATGTGTTATCACAGAAAACGGAATTTGTAATTTGATTCTTCCTGAAAAAAATTTGATAACAAATAAAAATAACGAACCGATATATTTTGGAAGAATGGCAGACGAATTAATAAGATATAGTAGAATAAAATCTTTTATGCTTGAGCCCCAAATTTATTTATCGTTTGGAAATGTTAGTTATAATTTAAGGGAAAATGAAATAATAATGGTTCAATCGTTGTTGACACAGGAATATTTTGAAACGTTAATACCTACCGTCTTAAATAAATATGTAAAAAATAACTCTTATGATGAAACCGAACCAATCATAACACAAATTTATGAGAATATTATACCTTCATTAGACCACGCAATTGGACGTAAAAATGAGAAGGAGTGTACTAAAAAAATAAAGGCTACAATTACTTCTAGTTTGTGGAAAAAATGTTTTCCTGAAGACTATAACGCGCTCGAATACAGTAAACAAAACTTTTGTACTTTTAATTTTATGATTGACTTAATTGAGAGAAAAACGGGCTCAAAGTTGACTATCAACAAAATTAAAAATGAGTTATTCATTGAATATAAACCGTATTTGGAGAAATATACGGATAAAATTGTTGATATTCTGATTATAGAAGGAAAAAAGACGTTAGGAGACCAGGTAAAAGCAGAAACCCTATCCTTTTCTAGTTTTTTATATACGGATAATTACTTTTTAACTACTTTTGATATGTGGTTGCTAGTACAAAAATATAAAATTCCTACTATTTTTATTTGTCAAAAATTTATATTACAAACGAATTATGAGAAGCATGCTTTTGTCGGATATGGAAATAGAAATGATAATTTTGCGTTTGTTATTATTCCTGGGTTTAGACCAGAAACGGTACCAGTATTCAGGCTAGTTCAAACTGAAAAAGGGGATGCGTTTATTTCTCTCCTCAAACTAGATAATAGTTGTGTTGACAAAATATATGAGGCATTTGATAATGAAATATCTGTCGAAGAATATTTAAAAGGTTTTAAAAAAATAACAAAAACAACATACAAAAAGAAGAAACCTATGGGACTCATTATTGAATCAGACTCTGATTCTGAAAAGCATGTAAATACTAAAAAGAGAGAAATAATTATCGAAGAAACCTCTCCGGTAATTCCAGAAAAAGTTGAAAAGCCTAAAAAGGCGCGAACAAAGAAACTTGCAACACCCACCGGAAAAAAACAAAAAACCAAAAAAAATGTCAAGGGTTCGCTAATTATAGAAAGTTCTGGTTCAAAAGATTAACTTATTGAATCAGCCTCTTCGGTATCATCATATGCTTCAGATATTATCGATTCTTCTTCCTCATTATTTTCAATTGGTGATGGCATGATGTCGTCATCGTCGTCGTGATCATCTTCTTCGCCTTCATCATCGTCTTCATCTTCTTCGCCTTCATCATCTTCGCCTTCATCATCTTCTTCGTCGTCTTCGTCTGCGGGCTCATTCACAATCGCTTCATCGTCGTCGTCGTCGTCGTCGTCGTCATAGTCCGCTATATTAGTTTCGTCCAGAATGAAACCAACATTTTGTATATTTGTATATATAAAACGTGAATTTAATGCGTTAGGTATTGTATAATTTTCTGAAATATTTGTATTAATTTTAGTATGATCTTGTAGAAAATCATCCTTAGATTTTTCGTAAAAATTAACATGGGTATTGTTGTACTCATAATGTTGAACCCGTCTTTTTTTACCAAACACCCTTTTTTGAATAACCGTAGCCTTGATAATTCTTCTTCCAAACCGTGGATTGAATTTTTGAAAACTAAATAGTTTCGAGCTTAATTTATTATATGCTTTATTTTTTATCAGTGTATTCAAAGAGAAACAACTTGTTAAATACAACAAGACATATGGTTTGAAAACTTCAATAAGTGTGTGTTGCGGAAAATCCTCATGAATTATAATTTTTTTTGAGGATAAAATGTTAAACTTAGTAATCATTCTTTTAATTTCAGAAACAACTATACTATTAGTTGAACTGCTTACAAAATTTTGTATTGAATATTCTCTTAGCAACGATTCATATTTATTAAAAAATGAGTTTAGGTTAAAGTTACACTCGAAGAATTTAATGACTAATTCTGGATTAATCAATGTCTTAAATTTTATAAAAAAATAAATATTATAAAGGGTAGACTTATTAAACACTACGTTATTGTACGGATTTTTACATGCGTTAGGCTCCACAAAAAACAAATATGAATGTGTTAGCGAAGTATTAATAATTTTAATTAAATCATTTATAGAAAAAATGTATCGCGACTTCATCTGATAAATACAAATGACGTTCTTATCAGTAACTTTTATTTCATTCAAACAAATATCCATATTTACGACAATTTTAGCTTTATTAAATTTATACAAATAAGCAAATTTATTTAATGAATGGTATATTTGTTGGAGCCTACAAAAAATACTTATAAACTCGGCTTTAATTGAGTTTAAAAATAAATTATTAATAGTTTCTTCAAAAAAGACAAGTTTATTTTTTTTTTCTGGGTTATTGAGATAAATTGAAAAAATTATTTTAATTAAATTAAATGAACTGTTACTGGTATCTATATTATTTCCTTCGACAATACTTTCATTAATGCTGTCTGTAATTTTAAAAAAAGTTTTAATAATATTATTAAATGTAACCATTATAATTTGATAAAAATTATATTTAATATTTATTTTTAATAAATGTTAAAAAATAAATATTAAATAAGCGCATAGGTAATTGAAATATTCTATAAATGTTTGTATTTTCTATTACTATTTTAAAACCCTGGATTATAATCTGTATCTTTACCCATATCTTCTGCGTGAATGGTAACAACATTGTTTTGTATTGACAATTTATTAATACCACAAGGGTCTTCTGGATCTTGTGAAGAACCAAAGAATTTCTCGATTTCTTCATCGACATCAACCGGTTTATATTCACTCGATGCTTCCATTTTCTGCATCTCTTCGATATCCAACACAACTTGAAAGCAGCTTGTTCCAAAGAATCCCTCTTGTCCGCACATGACATTCGCAGAGACCCCTCTCAACGTATCTAGCTCCGCATGTCTTGCGGCCTTTAAGAACATCTCAGGTGTCTCCTCAAACGATGCTTTGGCGATAGGTCCAATATTATCATTATTAATACCATGTCTAAATATGGAAATTAGTTTGTGTGTAAAAGTCATTCTATCAACTAAAACACTGAAATTATGATAGTTAATATATGTACCATCAAACTCAATTACATCAACGAGTTCATTATATATAGATTGCCTGGCCGCTTCAATTCCAAGAACATTATAAATTTCAACAATATCATTACTGAACGTTCGTTTGTTGTCGATAAAATCAAGTCCTAGAACATCCAATAAATTTGTACCAATTGTATCTAGAACCCATATTTCTTGTTTTTTATATATTCCATTACTTTCTACCATGTTGTCTTTTATCTTACGAAGTATAACCTTATTAATACCTTTAATACCTCTGATTACAATATTTTGTAATAATTGGTCTTGGAAATTTTTAAGAATATAAATCTGATCTGACTGGTCCAATGGGTTGACTTTTATTTTTTTTTGTCCTCCACGACCAGTGCTGTTTTTAATGACCTCGTTCATTCTTATTCTAAACACAAGCTTATCAGAATTAAAATCAGAATATACACATGAGATTTGACTTTCATAACAATTATTTAATGTGAAATTAACATCATCCATAGTAATATTTTTCTCAAGCATAACCTCTGGGTCCATTATCATTCTAATAATCCACTTTGATTTTTCATTTTCATCATTTTGTAAAGATGTCTCGATACATTTGTCAAACATATTTTCAAATGTTCTGAATTGTTCGATAGTTTCTTTATCGTCGTTTATCAACGTGTTGAGATCATCTGGGTCAAAACAAATTTCAATAGACTTGACAATTTCTACGAGTCGTGTATGCTCTAACATGTACATAATAGAACGTGCTTTATCTTTTTGTGTTTCATCCTCTGCTTTCAAATAAACACTTAATGAAGGATTTTTAATGTCACTTGATAAAGACAATATCTCCTCAATTCTTGGCACACCGCGAGTCACGTTCGATTTAGAGGCAACACCCGCAAAATGAAATGTATTCAGAGTCATCTGCGTTGAAACTTCTCCAATACTTTGACCCGCAATCATGCCAACCATTTCACCAGGTGTTACTATGGCTCGCTTATAATCAATCGTGATTGTATCTAAAAGCAATGTTAATGCCGCTTTGTTGAATCGCTTAATAATTAATAAATCTTTCGGAGACAAATAATAGAAGAACAATGTCTTGAATAATTCAGTCGGAGGCGCGTAATGAATCTTACTTAAATTTGCGTATGTGGTTTCTATCATTTCGAGCGCTTCAAGTGGAGTAATATCAACTAAAGACGAAATAGTCAAGTTAGTTTGTCCTTGAATATTATTAATGATATATGAAAATGCCACAGGACAGTTTACTACAACATCGCCCTTATTCTTGAAAACCTTTTTAATTATTTCTTCGCGATTTTTAATCATGTAATCGATGTATGTTTTTGTCCTTTCCATCATATCATTTTGCTGTTTTTTATATCGGGTCATTGTGTTTTTTAAGAATATATTACTTAACGATTTAACACTTCCGCTTGTTTCGGGTAAAACATAATGGGCGTAAATGTCTTGAACGCTCATCGAAACTGTGGGAATAATTTGGTTTTCTACTTTAACAGTATCTATATTATCATCTCCATACTTAAATTGGACGACTTTGTTTTTATTTGTTCTAACTGTCATGTCATACGAGACCATTAAATCTTCTAATCCTTTAATCAATCTTCGTTGAATATAGCCAGTAGTAGATGTTTTAACTGCTGTATCAATAAGACCAACACGACCACCCATTGCGTGGAAGAATAATTCCTGCGGAGATAATCCGTTGATATAAGAACTTTCAACGAACCCACGCGCTCCTGGAGAATCATCATATTTTGTGAAGTGAGGCAATGTTCTATGTTCGAAACCATATGGTATACGCTTTCCGTCTACGTTTTGTTGACCCAAACAAGAAATCATAAATGAAATATTCAAATCCGACCCCTTGGACCCTGCGTTAACCATTGTTACGAAGCGGTTATCTTTACTTAGATTTTTTAAACCAACTTTACCCGATTCAGATGTTGCTTGATTAAGAATATTATTTACTTGAGTCTCAAACTCTTCCTCGTTTGTTTTCCCAGTATTATTTTCAAAAATACCAATCTGGGTTTGGTCGATTAGATTCTTGACATCTTGTTTTTTTTGGGTTATAATGGTAACAATTTCTTCGTTCGTTTTATTGTCAGATATCAAGTCGCTAATACCAACACTAAACGCGCTGGAGTTCATGTATTCAGTGACAACATTTTGTAAATCATCAATAAACTTAGAAGACGCCATATTACCAAAATCATTACATGTACGATGTAAGAGTCCTTTGGTTCCAGCGCCTAGGACTCCTTTATCCATTTGTCCTCGAATATATTTCCCATTTCTAATTTCAAGAACAGCATTAGATGTTTTCATGTCATCCTTATCATCCTTAAATGCTTTCGTTTTATATTTCATCGATAAAGGGAGCATAATTTGCGTGATAATATCAAAACTAGTGATACCCTTATCGCTTTCTGAATTTTTAATCAGTTCATTCTCATTCACACCATCAAACATCATTAGAAGATTCATCGCATTTCTTGGTGTAAAATGTATGTCTGGTCTTGTAAATAAATAACACCCAAGCATGGAGTCTTGATAAATACCAATAATGGACGAGTTATTGGCTGGACTGATAATTTGATATGGCACTGCTGCCAAATTTTTTAATTCTGCCTCAGATTCTGGATCCTGTGGCATATGTAAATTCATTTCATCGCCGTCAAACGATAAGTCGTCAGAGTTTCCAATGACGTCGGACTGTATCTTAAGCAAGCTCCGGATGGCTAATCCTTCATCGCTCACCAACACCCGTTCAGTCTCTGAATGCCCTCCATAGTCTACCAAACGACATTAGGAAGTGACACTGCGGATTACCCAATCCTCCACATTATTACTATACCCGAGTTCTATCTCGGCCATCCACGTCGTTTCCAACATAGACTTAGTAGTGGTTCTTCTATTTATTAGATAGAATAGGCTCTAAGGGACTTCCCGCAACAAGGTGTTTCGCAAATAAATCAATAAATACTTGAGGCAAGTCAAGGTTGTTTTCTATATGATACTCTACTAATTTTTTATAATGTACTACAATTTGTTCTTTAATAATTTTGTTGTTTTTTGACAAATTTTCTTTAGACGACAAAGACGTTGTATTTCTCCAATTAAAAGCTAACAATTGTTCTTCTTGATTGTTTAAATCAAATTTAGATATAGGTATTACATGGTCGATATGCCATTCATTACCATGATTATCTAAAGAATAACTATTATCACAATTAAATATCCATTTAAAATATTCATTAGAAGAACAACCTAAATACTCTATTGAATGTTTAGTCTTAATTTTATTTCTTAAACAATTGTAAATTCTTGTTCTAATGTAACGTTTAAACTTTTCGGTAGGTTCATCTCGTTCGCAATCTCTACATTTCATGCGATTGAAGCGAAACCTATCTTTATGTTTAATTTCATTACAATATTTACATTGTTTGTTTTCTAATCCAATTGTAAGTTGTTCTTCTTTTTTTATTTTTTGGCGTTCAATTGCTTTTTCATGTTTAAAAGTGCTTGCCAATTTAATTGTCTTTTGTCTGTACTCTTCGTCAGTTTTGTATTTTTGTCGTCTTTTATAATTATTACATTCACAACAAATTAAACCACGTTTATAGAATTTATCTATTGGTTTATTTTCATCACATTTAGAACAAATCTTATACGCGACGTTTTCTAGGTTTGTAGTATCCATATTTTATATTGAAGAATAGTCTTCAAGTTATTTTGCCTCAAATATATAGTAATTTGTTTACTAGGGAGTAACACATTTTTAATGCTCCCTGTTGCCAACCTCGACGGCTATTGTGACGAGATTATCGTCACAAGATTTCGATCGGCATTGTAAGGTTTGGTGTCAGCCACGTTCATTCTGAATGTATCACCTCGCTTCATAATACGTGCGATATGACACATCATACTCATTCTATGAAGAGTAGGCTGACGATTAAATAGAACGGCATCTCCGTCCATCATATGACGGTGAACTATATCACCATCTTCAAGAACAATAGATTGTCTATCAATGAAATAACGCAATGTGATAGATTCTCCATTCTTCTTTTCCAATATTTTAGCACCAGGCCAAACCTCGGGTCCATTTTGAACTAGTTTTGTCAAGAATCCCTTATTGATTTGGTTTACTATTACGGGTTTTGTAATATTTTTTGCTATTTTCATTGGGATACCCAATTCCTTGATTGAAATATTAGGGTCTGCTGTAATAACAGACCGAGCGCTAAAATCAACACGTTTTGCCATGAGATTTCCTCTCATGCGCCCGCCTTTTCCATTCAAACGGTCCTTAATTGATTTTAGAGGGCGTCCGGAACGTTGGGCGACTGATGCTACACCAGGAATTTTATTATCCACCTGTGTAGCAATATAATATTGCAAAACGGTCGTCCAATCGTCAATTACATTAGCAGGTGCGTTATTTTGAATTTTCTCCTGAAGTGTTTTATTTGTTTTGATAATATTTACTAAAATGTGACTCAAATCATCTTCAGATCGTTGTTGTGCGTCGTGTTTTACAGATGGTCTGACTGCTGGAGGTGGAACAGACATCACTTGACATATCATCCAATCCGGTCTAGAATAAACAGGACTGAATCCCATAAAAGATACATCCTCATCTGATATTCTTTTTAAAATTTTAAGAGCCATTTCTGGAGTAACTTTTATGACTATTGGTTCGGATTCGGCATTTTCATTTTTCCATTCTGCGAAAATAGTTGCCAGACCTTCTTTTCTAATTTTATTTGGTTGGAGACAACCACAACCATCTTCAGTGTCTTCTCCGCATCGTTTTATTCCACTTGCTAACGAAAATACATATTTCCATCTTGCGTCACCTTGTAACTTTATTGCTTGTTTATATTTCTCTTTGCTAATCTTTAATTTACTACATTTGAAACATACACATCTTAAACATTTTAGAATACTAGATAAATATTGAATATAAAACACGGGACGTGCTAATTCAATGTGACCTGCGTATCCAGGAGTTTTCATGTAATCAAGACCATCTGTCGGACATATTAGCCCTGGCTCTAAAACACCCATTCTAGGGTCAAATAGCCCACCAATTACAGGTTTATTATTTATATAAGTATCTCGACTTGTTATTTCGGCAACCGACCCTTTTCGTATTTCATCAGGAGACATAATACTAAATTGGATACCAATTACCTTTGAACAATTAATTGACATACTATTTGAACTAGTATATTTGGACATCTCTTATATTATAACAAAATAGATTTAAATTGTTTTACAATCAATTTTATTTATTAATATATAATTAAAGAAAAACCAAATATATTTAATGCTTTAATAATTTTACAATAAAAATGCGAAACGTTAATTATATTTCAAATGCTAATTTTTGGAATATATATATATATATATATATATATATAATATGGTATCGTTAGTATAATATAATAATTTGGTATAAAATAAAATTGATTTTGATTTAAAAAATAAAAAATAAGACTATACATAAGAAATGACAAAGGATACTCAAACAAAAAGTAATAAAAAAGAAATAACAAAACGGGCCAGTAAGGCTCGTGAAGACAAAAAACGTAATGTTAAAAAACATATTGACTCTGATAATGACAACGGCTCAAGTGAAAGTGATAATGATGATATGGATGCACATGAATATCGTAAATTTTTATCAAAAATATTTCCATCTAAACACTTAAATAAAAAAATCAAGGCTGGAGAAAAATTAAAAAAGACTCTGGAGAATGAATCTGAAAATACATGTAATGAAAAAATAAAAAAAAAGAGTAATAAAAAAAACGAGAAAGAATCTGAGGAAGAAGGTGATTCTAGTTCTGAAGAAGATAAAAAGATCAAAAAGACTAAAAAAATATCAAACAAAAAGAAGGTTAAAGCAGAGTCTGAAACAGATGACGAAATTAGTCTTGGTTCGGAAGATAGTTCGGATGATGATTCAGATGAGGAAGAGGAAGAGGAAGAGGAAGAGGAAGAGGAGGAGGAAGAGGAAGAGGAGGAGGGAGAAGAAGAAATTTTAATTGGTAAAAAAAACAAACAAATTAAAATATTATTTACGATAGGTGGTGCAAAAGAGGATGCTGAGGAGGAATGGGAAACAGACGATGATTCTGACTATGAAGAATCCGAAGATTCAGAGGATACCGAAGACGAGGACGCGTCTATATCTTCTGACGATGATGCGGCCGAAGGTGATAAAAAAAAGGGTATTTTGAAAAAAAATGAGAAAAATATTAACGACGCTAAAACAGTTGAGTGTAAAAATAAAAAGGAACCATCTAAGACAAAACCTGCTGATTTGTCTGAAAGCAATAATGGAGAGAAATGCAATGGGGAATTGATATCACAGTTGAAAGAGTTACTAAATAAAAATAAGGAAAATAAGTCTATTCAAAAATGTTTAGAAGTTTGCGAAGAAGACATTAAAAATAAGTCGATCAAAACGGAGAAAAAGGAAAAGAAATACAAGGAAAGAAATATGAGAATTTTTAAAAAAATTGTTAAGGATAAAAATACAATGAACGACTTTTCATTTTATGAGAAATTGGAAATTTCAGAACAGAAAAAAATTATAAAAGAGCTAAGAGAAATAAATAAGATTACGCGTGTAGAGAAACCATATAGAATGACCCTTCTAGAATCTAATATTCCAGTTCAATTTAAAGGTGCTGCTATGAAAAAAATTAATTCGCTTCGCTATTTGGAACCTGGTAGTGGTGAGTTTTATAAAATTAAAAACTGGGTTGATAATTTTATGCGTATGCCATTTGGAAAATACGAAAATTTGCCTATTAGTATCGATGACGGAGTCGATAAGTGTCATGAATTTATGGAAAACGCACAGAAAACACTAGATGATGCGGTTTATGGGTTGAACGATGCGAAGATGCAGATTATGCAAATGTTGGGTCAACTTCTAACTAATCCGAAATCAATAGGAACAGCGATTGCCATTCATGGGCCACCTGGTACTGGTAAAACAAGTTTGGTAAAAGAAGGTATTAGTAAAATTCTAAATAGACCCTTTGCGTTTATAGCTCTAGGAGGCGCGACTGACAGCAGCTTTCTAGAGGGTCATGGATATACATATGAAGGAAGCACATGGGGAAAAATAGTTCAGATATTGATAGATAGTAAGTGTATGAATCCGGTTATATACTTTGACGAACTTGATAAGATTAGTGATACTCCGAGAGGCGAAGAAATCGCGGGAATATTAACTCACTTGACAGATACGACACAAAATAGTCAGTTTCATGACAAATACTTTGCGGAGATAAACTTTGATTTGAGTAAGTGTTTATTTATATTCAGTTATAACGACGAAAGCAAGGTGAACCCTATTTTGAAAGACAGAATGTATAGAATCCAGACAAAGGGTTACAATCAAAAACAAAAAACAGTTATTGGAAAGAATTATTTGCTTCCAAAAATTCAAGAACAGGTTAGATTTACTGAGAAGGAAATAATCATTCCTGACGAGACAATTCATTACATTATCGAGAATCATTGTAATAAAGAAGATGGTGTTAGAAATTTGAAACGTTGTTTTGAAATAATATATACAAAACTTAACTTGTATCGTTTGATGAAGCCTGGCTCTAATTTGTTTGAAGAAGACATGTCTCTAAAAGTAGAGTTCCCATTCACGGTGACAATGGAAATTGTTGATAAGTTGATAAAAATTGACAAGGGTAATGTTTCCGCACTGTATAGCATGTATGTTTAATTTATAACTTTACCAAATGGTTTAAACGTTGTTCTATATTTTATATTATATATAATAAAATGGATATTTATAATTTTTTATTATATAAAAAGAACCTGGCTAATATTTTGGTTTGTACTGAAAGTATTATAAATTCGTACACGAATATTTCAGATATGATGAATATAAATTTTCACAAAAATAACAATCCGAATATAGCTAGTAATATTAGACGTGAAATTATCAAAATGTGGGAAGTTAGGGTTACATATGAAATTAAGAAAACTGAAATAGAACAAGAAATCATTAATTGTGATAACCAAATTTATAAATGTTGCGATCATGATTTTATAGAAGATTATATTGATTTGACACCAGATACAAGTCAGAAAATTGTGTACTGTTCTATATGTGAACTATCAAAAAGAGATAGTGTTTCTTTAAGTAAGTTATAAAATTAATGATATAGTTACTAATATAATTACATTACGGTGTTTGTATTATGCCACCACATACCATCCCCTTTTTTCACATCATATATAGACCTAAATAAAGTATTTCGGGATAAAGGAATATTACACCTATATTTATCAAGTGGATGGGGATTTGTTTTAAGTTGTGCGGATAATGCCTTTTTACTAACTTTTTGTTTTTGTTGAAATGCGTAATATGTGAATAATATTTGGAATGATAAATATGAGATGGGTACCAAATCTTTGTTATTTTCTTGGAAATCTCTTAAAAATTCCGTTACAATTGATAGACCTGAAATGTCTGCCATATCTTCACCAACACCAATAGATGCGTCAAATTTAATGCCATCCCTTGCTGCGAACTCCTCATATTGTTTTATAACATCATTTTGAATTTCCTTAAATTTTTTCTTATCTTCTGCGGTCCACCAATCATGTAATTTTCCAGTTTCATCATATTGACTACCCCAATCGTCAAACCCGTGAGACATTTCGTGACCGATTGTAAAACCAAGATGTGCCAAATTATACTCAATCCCTCTTTCATCCAAGTCAACAAATGGTTTTTGTATATAGCCTAAATTGATATAAATTTTGTTTTTCGAAGGAGTATATGAAGCATTTACAATATAGGCTTGTGACCCAGACATTTTAACAGGATATTGAGCCCAATCCATCATAGGTATATCGATGACAGGTTTACCTTCAAGTTTTAAGAAATTATTAAAACGCCAGTTATTTATTTTTCGCATATTTTCGTATAAACTTTTATTTCCGTAATCAAGATCGGGGTCTTCTCTCAAGTTTTCAGGTTTACCTATTATAAAGGCAAAATGGTCTAGTTTATTTAATGCGGCCTTTCTAGTATTCGGAGACATCCATTGATTTCGTTGTATAATTCTCCTATAAACAAGTTTCAAGTCATTACAGAATAATCTTACATATTCAACAGCTTCAGGATTTCCATACTTATCTACATACTCATTTGTTAAGAATGTATTAAAAGGAACGGACATGTATAGTGAAGCACTAACTGCATCAGTCTTATTTATGCCTCGTTGTCCTCTTTCAAATTTTCCTGAAAAACTAAAAGGTACGGTTTCCCATTTTCTTGTTATTCTTATTAATCTTCTTAACAATATGTAAATCCAATATGTTCTCCATTTTGCCGAATCCCAATTTTTTGCCATTAAATCTGTGCCACATTTTAAATAATTCAAACTTGTTGTAATAAAAAATGGAGGTGTATTACTAAACCCAAGCTCTTTACAAAATTCTTTCCAGTCGAAACCACATTTAGTCATCGCGTCATTCGCGGTAACTTTATTGTATGATGTTTCCGCCTTGGTTGTAAAATCAGTACAACCAAGAGCAGTAAACATTTCAATTTCGACATCATACACGTCCGACCCATTAAATCCATGCCCTTTACCAAGACATGTATCAAATATTAAATTACATGTTTTTTTGAATGCTTTTCTGTATTTTTTCTTATAGTCTACGTCAGTGCCGTCATCATAATAAATATGTAAATCCAGCGTAAAAAATGAATGGGCGCTTATAGAACATCTAAATGTATCAGGATCTTTATCGTCAGGGTTTAAAGACCATACAAATGGAGCTCCCCCCGCGATCATCTCATCTTTATTAAAAAATGCCAGCATCTTCCACATATTTTTACTTTGTATTAAGTCATCTATAGTTTTCACAGATTCTATTGCTAATTTTTTACTTTGGTCTATCGGATTCATATTTACGACGGTAGTATAATAATTCTTAAGGTTTTTCGATAAAGGGTTGTTGTGTGTTTTAATATAATTTAAAATAAGTTCGTTCAATTCGTGGTATACCTTATCTTGCGCTAATCTGAAATCATCTACTTGTACTATATAATCTTGTTGTTTTTCAAGACTAACATTTTTTAACCATCCATAATTAATGTAGTCATAAAAATCGTTGTTCGGTTGAATATTCTTCGGTGTAAATCGTGCGGTAACTTCTTTTACAAACTGGCTTTTTTTTTGTTCATTAGATTTTATTAATTGACTTTGTGGAATTGTTTTACTAAATTCTTCTTCGAATGGTTTAAAATTTACAGGACATTTTGTATCAAGTGATCTTGTTTTTATTAACAACGGGGATCTTTTTGTTACATTATGATTTGTTATTTTACGGCGTTGTGTTTTAACCATATGTATATATATATATATATATAGTTAAAATAAATTATTATGTTGATATATCACGTAAAAATTAGTATTCTGAGTAAGGGGTATTATTGCCACCTCGTACAATTAAGTAATTGTATTGGTCTGTTGTCATACACGCACATCCTGTACTATTTGAGTAAGTATTAGGACAACATTCTGGTTTAAATGGGGTATTTGCGAACATTAACATTTCTCCTTCAGGTAAAGGGATTGGTTGAGGCTGACGATTTAAAATGTTTTGAACACCAGAACTCAATGGCTTTCCTTGAGTGACCGTTAAATTAGGTTTATTCCAAGAAGAAGTATTAACACTGTTATTATTTGTTAAACTGTATAATGATGATTCCCCATAATTTGTGTTTGCACCTACAAACCCTTCTTTTCCGCGTGTAGCGCCAGATACTTCTTTGGCAATAGTAGCATTGGATGTAGAAGAGGGACCGGTTTGAGCCATATTATCACCATTACCATTATTTTTTTTAGGCGTTCCGCTTTGCATACCCTCGATTAATCCATGAAAATTACAACATCCGCCAACAGTATGCCCTACTAGTATCAAATAAATAACGCCAATCAAAATTAAAACCTCGATATTTAACTTCAACCCTAATATTGAAATATCCATATTATACATATTTCATAGATAATAATTTTCCTTTACTTTTGTCTAAAAACATGTCAATCGAGGCATTATAATCATAAAATTTAATATTTTCAATATTAAATGTCTTTTTATCTGTTAATAAATGATATAATTTTTCTTCTTTAATTTCAAGTTCTTCTTTATAATTTTTATAATTTTTATAATTTATGAAACGACGTTCTTTGGCTAAATCAATTGTTGTGGTAACACTTATGTTTTTATCGCATATTATTAAATTTGGTCCTCCTGATATTTTTGTATTACCTAAAGTGAACGTATTTTGTTCGTGTAAGTCTAATCCATTCATTTCAACTATACCATATACATATTCTGTGTTAATAAGTATATCCCCAACTTTTATATCTTTAATAAGTTTACGGGTTCCATCTTTTAATTGAATGATTGTATTTTCTGTAAACCCGCCATCAAGAAACTTATGAATGTCTTTTCTCTCTTTTAACAGAAACGGAGACCTTTCAAAAATAATGTTTATGTCTTTTTCGATTATTTCGTCCCAATCAGTAAAAATTTGATTATTAATCGTGATAATTTTTGAACTTGTATTTAAGCAATATAAATAAGGTTCTTCATAAAGTCCCAGTCTTTTAGCGACTGGATGGTTTGAAACAGGTACCCAATTTTCACAATATTTAACAATATGTGAATCTGATACTATAATATCATGTAAGTTATACATATCTGAACCCTTGGTTTCAACCTTAAATTTGCCAGTAACCGAATTATTATCCACAAGAATGTCTCCAACATTTACATCAATTATTTTCTTAACAGTTCCATCATTCATTGTAATAAATGTATTTTTATCAAAACATTTGACTTTGGGGATTGAAAGACTTGTTTGTACTTTAAGAACATCAAGCATAAAGACAAGAATAATTGTCATTGGAATAGCAATAGCTACAAATATAGCAGTATTAGCAATTGCCGCACCCCAGGTAAAAGGTATTATCCAAAACACCGCTATCATTATTGCTAAGGCAATTAAAATAGTAATAATAAACTGTGCTATAGCACCCATTAGAGATTTAAGAGTATAATAAGCCCCAAATAATGTAAATAATCCAGCGGTCATTGAGCCTTGTATTTTAGCAAGGAAATCTTTCATACTAATAATAATTTTTTGTAGCGGTATCATCATATTCATTATTCTTCCCATTAATTCTTGTGCCATTGTTTTAAAAAACACTCTTATTTTATCAAACATGGCTCTAATAGAATTTATAGCTTCTTTTATCATATCTAGCACTTTTTTAATTGTATTAATAACAAATGTAATTGGTTCGACCATAGTTCCAGTGATTCCTGATAAAATGTTTTGAGTACAATACGTAAAATTAGTTAATGTGTAATCAGTGCTTGTCGTACCGTCTGGTTTTGTTACCCAACCAGCAAACGGAATTATGTATGGTTTACATCTTTGATTCGGCCAGTCATCTATAATAGGTTGAACGTTTATCATAGTAAAGCAATATGATACTAAGATGATTAACAAAATTGTAGTTATGATAAATAATAATACTGAAGCACCATATTGATCGAAATATGTTAATTTGTCATACATTTTTTCTATATTTTTTATTCCTGTTGTATTATCCATATATATAGTAAATGGATAATATTCATTTACTATATTTACATAATTACATAATTACATAATTACATAATTACATAATTACATAATTACATAATGAGTATTAAATCGTCATATATTGCTTTTTACAAAATGGTCTTCCCAGTCCCAGAATTTTTCCGAGCCTATTTGTATTCTATTATCCGCTGTAATTAAACAACTAAACCATTCGGTCTGTTCGTTAGTTTTTACTGCTTTTGTATAATTTTCAACTTTGATAAATGTATTTGTTTCTTTATTAAATACTAAATGTGAACCTGTAACATAAATATCTTCATTCTCAACTCCGGCACTTTTAATTACGTAAAGAGGAACTGGTTTTAATTTATTATTTATTTTCATAGTTGACTCAACGATTGAGCCATTTTCTAAAACATCTCCTAAATTAATGTCTTTCATAGTTACAATATTTCCGTTTTGTAATTTTATTTTTGTATCTGGATGAAAACATTTTCCTAATGCTCTGACAAGTTGTCCGGTTGGACCTTTCCAGGCGCTGTTCATTGTTTTAATACTACCGTCCATAACATAAATAAGAGTGACAAGTATACCAATACATTTTCCAATTAAATCTTTAATACTAATTGTAATTTTTTGAAATTCTATAACTAAATTCAAAAACACACCAAATACAGATTGAATTATAGCTGCTATAAATGTTCTAATTTTATCAAACATGGCTCTAACCATATTTATGTCATTCAAAAATCCGCCCATGATATTCGAAATAGAACTAGTAAGAAATGTTATGGGTTGTAATAAATAACCCATAAAGTTAACCTGCATATTTTGGATACAATATACGAAATTGCTTTCTACATCGTCCGCAAGAGGCATATACATGGGATTACATCGATACAACGGCCAATTTGCTTTTATATCTGCTAATTGACTAAAATAAAAAACACCAGCTATATATAGAGCAAAAGCAAGGTTTATATATAAAAAATTAATCCAGTTTTTCCCTGATGGCATAACTTATATTAATAATATATAATTATTCATATAAATTTACAAATATTTACAAATATTGTTTTGTTTCATCTAAATTATTTTCGAGTGCGTCTTGTCTTTCTATTTTTTTTAGGTCGTCTTGTTTTTATTTGTCGTTTGCGTCGACTACTTTGTTTTTTTCTAGATTTTCCGCCGCTAGAACATCCCCATTCCCAATTTGAATTACCACCCTTGCTATTTTTCTTTCCACCCTTGCTATTTTTCTTTCCACCCTTCTTAAGTGCGTTTAAATCCATCGACGCATTTTGAACGGATTGCGTACTAGTTTGTGAATTTTGTTGTATTAACGCATTGGGGTCTTGTCCTTGTCCTCCTTGAGGAGTATATTGCATTTGAAATTGTGGGACTGCGATATCACCTCCTTTCTTATTTCTTCTGCCGCCTACTGCCGCACTTAAAGATGCTTGTTTTTGATTCATCTGATTCTGACTAGCTATTGCTGAATCTTTCGGATTACCTGCTTGCATACCTATCATTGTTGGTTGAGTTAAGCCAGGAGCGGTATTTGTTGTTGGTGCCATTTATATTATATTTATAATATATTTTATTAGTTTAAATTAAAGATTATTTTTCTTAATAATATAATAACATGGACGATAAACAGAGATTGCAACTACAAAATATGATTAAGGTAAATAATGTGGAAGACCAAACAGAATTTATACGCACCCTTAAACATAGCCAAATTCTAAGAAACGAAATTAACAATATGATTGTGATTAAAGCAAAATACAGAGGAGATGATGAAAAAATATCGAGCGAATGTATGAATGAATCTAACTTTTTATATACTTATTATACAGATATTTTTAACAAAGTAAAAAAGGATGAAATTGACATAAATTTGTTGTATAAGTTTTTAGATATTTTAAAAAAAATTGAGGATGGAGATTTGAACCAACACGACGGCTCATTTATGGTTGGCTCAATATTAAAAGAGATTTATGTTGATAGTGCTTTAAAGAAGGCCGAAAAATTAGATGAGTTAAATAAAAAAGCACAAGAGCCTAAGAAAGCAGAGGTTAAAATTTCTTGGAACCAATATAAAAAGATGAATAAATAAATTCCAATTCTCATATTATAATTTTAATCTATTAATATTACAATATGAAAACAAAACGAAGTAAAAATATGAAAACAAAACGAAGTAAAAATATGAAAACAAAAAATAACACTACAAAAAAAACTTATACAATAGTTCAGCCTTCATTAAAAAGTTTAAAGATAGGGTATCCACTATATGCGTCAAAGCTTTATGAAGGTTCGACAATTTTAGAATATAATAGAAACGAAGAATTAAAATATCATGATAAATGTTTAATGCAAAATTCGATCTGGTTTGGAGATTTAAACGTAGCAAAAAGTTATAAAACACAAAATACCCATATTTATAAATGGAAAGTAAATAAAATAACTAATTTATTAAATATTAATAGTCTTAATAACACTTTTGTAAATGGTATTTTTACAAAAACAAAAATTAAATTAACACCAGCAATCAATTTAACTGACGCTCAATTTAATAAAATAGAATACATTCATCCTTATTTAAATATGTCACCAAATGAAAAAGCATTATATGAATTTAAATTTTGTTTTGGTTTTATAACCGTTGAAGAACAATATCAATTTATGAAATTTGTAAAATATTTAATAGAAAACAATTTTCTAGAAATTAAAACGAGAAAAGGCGAAAGTATTTTAAAAAAAATAAAAATAAAACTTGGTTATTATAAGATTACTTCTTTATTGAAAAAAAAGAAAAAATTAAATAGATTGAGTTTTTATAGTTTTGATAAACACGCTATTATGAATTTATGTAAGATTGTTAATAATAACAAGTATAATATTTCAGGAGTATATCAAACAAATGACACGAGTTTTTGGTTTCCAAATTTATTAGTATATAAAATGAATATCCAAGAATATATTTTATTTAATCCTTCCCATAATTTAGTTTATGAAACGTTAATTGAATAACGTGTTAATATGTAAATAATATAAATATATCTTTGTAAATTTATATAATTATGAGTAAAAAATATTCAACAACTACAACACTCGTAATCGTTGAATCCCCCGCAAAATGTAAAAAAATTGAAGAGTATCTTGGTCCTGGTTATAAATGCGTCGCGACTTACGGTCATTTGCGCACTATACCATCATTAAAACACATTGATGTTGAACGTAATTTTAAACCAATATATACAATTATAGACGAACCTTTTAAACAAAAGCAAATAGAAATTTTAAGAAAGGAAATTAAAAATGCTAACGAAGTAGTGCTTTCAAGTGATTTGGACCGTGAAGGTGAGGCCATTAGTTATTCAATTATAGAATTATTTAAATTACCAATAGATACAAAGCGTATCACATTTAATGAAATAACAGAATCGGCAATTCAGACAGCAATAAAAAATCCGAGAACAATCGATATGAATATAGTAAACGCCCAACAAGCGCGGCAAATTTTAGATGTACTTGTCGGATTTAAGGTTTCACCTATGCTTTGGAAATTTATATCGAGCCCAAAAGGAAAAGAACATTCTTTGAGTGCAGGTAGATGTCAAACACCAGCGTTAAAAATTATTTATGACAACCAAAAAGACATAAATGAATCTAACGAGAGAAAAGTATATAATACAACCGGGTATTTTACAAATTCTAATATAGCATTTGAATTGAATACCCAGTTTGAAACAGATGATGAAATTACAGATTTTTTAGATGGCTCGGCAGATTTCTCTCATATTTATACTTGTTCTCAACCTGTAAAGATATTTAAACAACAACCAGAGCCATTCACAACTTCAAGAATACAACAAGTTGCGAGTAATGAACTACATTATTCGCCAAAAGAAACAATGCGAATTTGTCAATCACTATATGAAGGCGGTTTTATAACATATATGCGAACAGATTCGAAAACATATAGCAATGATTTTATTGACTCTGCGAAAAAATATATTATTAAAACTTATGATACGAAATATATAAATGAAAATATAAATAATATGAATACTGGTTCAGGTTTGGTGAAAGAGGATGTTAAAAAGAAACAGCCGCCTCCTCAGGAAGCGCACGAAGCTATAAGACCTACAGATATTTCTCTCTTTGAACTTCCAGAAGGACTAGATAACAAAGAAAAAAGAATGTATAAATTGATTTGGGAAAACACATTAGAAAGCTGTATGGCAGTCGCGTCTTTTTATTCAGTTAAAGCAACAATTACAGCATTTCAAAACACAATTTTTGGATATTCAAGCGAAATGATAGACTTTCCAGGATGGAAAATTGTGAAAAAAAAGTATTCCACAGATAATAAAGAATATCAATATCTTCAAACTATAAGACCTCATTCTGTAATTCCATATAAAAAGATAAGTTCAAAGGTCACACTAAAAGGTATGAAACAGCATTACACGGAAGCTAGACTAATTCAGCTACTAGAGGAAAAGGGAATAGGTAGACCGTCTACATATTCTTCTCTCGTTGATAAAATTCAGGAAAGAGGATATGTTAAAAAGGAAGACATCAAAGGACGCGAAATGAGTTGTACAGATTTTGAATTAGAAAATGGGGAAATGTTTGAAATTGAAACCAAGAGAGAATTTGGTAATGAAAAAGGGAAATTAGTAATTCAACCACTTGGCTCAATTGTCATAGATTTTTTAGACAAACATTTCGCTGGTTTATTTAATTATGAGTATACTAAATCAATGGAAGATGAATTAGATAAAATCGCAAAAGGTGATATAATGTGGTTTGATCTATGTAAAAATTGTAACAATCAAATAGATTTATTGATAGATGGTTTAAAAGATGAAACAAAAATAGAAATAAAATTGGATGAAAACAACACATACATAGTAGGTAAATATGGGCCAGTTATAAAATTTACAGAAATAATTAATGGTAAAGAAGAGATTAAATTTAAGCCTATTAAAAAGGATTTAGATATTCATAAATTAGAAAATGGTGAATATAATATTGAAGATATAGTCGAGACAACTAAAACAACAAAAGGGCAATACATTTTAGGTACCCATGAAGGGAATGATGTTATATTAAAAAAGGGAAAATTTGGAATTTATATCTCTTGGGGAGAAAACTCGAAAAATTTGAAAGAACTCGGGAATAGACCAATTGAGAATATAACATTTGAAGAAGTTCAAAAGTATTTGAATGATAATAATAATAATAATAAAAATATTAGGGAAATCAATTCCTGCATCTCAATAAGAAAAGGGCCTAAAGGTGACTATATATTTTACAAAACGCAAAAAATGAGGAAACCACAATTTTTTGGTTTAAATAACTTTAACAGTGATGTTAAAGAAGACTATAAAATATGTGATATATCTATTTTAAGGTCTTGGATAAGAGAAAAATACAACATATAACAACTATGATTATCCTAGCTGTGTAAAATTTACGACTTGAAGTTTTCTATTAAACTGGCTGACCATTTGCGTAAATTCTAAAGTAAACGAGTAATTAAACGCACCAAAATTAACTAATTGATTGTTGTGATATCTAAGTTTTATATTTAATTTTCTTATTTTATCTGCGGGTGGATCGTAAAATTTAAATGGCAGTGAATTTCTATCAAACCATTGCGTTATCGGAGTAGTTGGAACTGATATTTTTGCGAATGCGGAGTTTACAACCCCATTAGTTGTATTGGGTCGAGTAAATGTAAAGGCACTAGGGTTATACGGCGAAGTTTCGTCTAAACAATTTTGACCTTCTATTTCCATATAAAAATGTGAATAACCCATTAAGTTAATTTTATAATTAGCTTCCGCATAATAAACATATGAGCCTGTGAGCGTAGGTGATGGTAATAACCAATACCCATTATCCCCTGAAAAAACATCTCCATAGTAAAACCTAGGAGTATAATTGACTTCTATACTATCAATAGTTTGAGACCCTTTTGTAGCAGTAATATTACATCTACTGAGCCCCAAATTACAAGGTAGACCCCATGATGCGAATTCTTTGTATGCCGCTCTAACTCCACATAAAATATTGGGGGTTAGCGCATTGTACACCGCGATTGCTTCACTAGTTAAAATAAAACTATCCGCGGTATTACCAAACCAAAACTTTTGTCCAACATCGTTATAAACTATCACAAACCGTCTATACTGTCCTGAACTAATAAATTCATCTAACATTTGTTGCCAAAATGTTGTAGGTTGTGCTGGGGGTGGAAGAGGATTAGTTATTTGTGTTTTAAAGTATACTAAGATTTGATTACTTACCGCCTCGTTAAATTTATTGGTAAGTGTTGTGGACATTTGCGATGGATTATAGAATCCATCTTCAATTATAAAAAAATAATCTTTATTAAATAAAAACAATGCTTCAAATATAGCAGATGAAAGGTCGTTTTGTACTGCGTTTTCGTTAGGATTATACGGGATATTGATTTTAAATGTCATCGCAACGTTTTCATTTAATATAGAAAAAGTGTTATAATTAGCTGGAAACGTCCAATCTGTAAGGGTTAATTTATAAACATTTGTCATATCTTCTGGTAATTCTATTTCAAACTGACTAGAATCTGGAAATCTTAACATATCTCTATCTTCGGAATGAATAGATACATATTTTTTATAGACAAAATAATCATTTGTGTTTTGTATAATAGGATGATTTGAGGAAACATTAAGTCGTTGGTTAAATTGTGTCGAGTTATTACCAAAATGAAAACCGTCTGAGCTTCTATTCATTATTTATATACTAATATTATTTTTATTTTTATTATTTAAAATTTAATTAATATATAAATATTAATATATCAATTAATTATAAAATGTCTGTATCAATAAACAACTATGGTGGTAAATATCCGGACAATACTCAAAATATAAAACAGTTTTATACTGGCGTTCCAACCCAGTTATGGAAGTTTAAACCAAATGGTGTAACATTGAATGGTGTAGTTAATAATGTTATTATACCAACTACATACACTGACGTATTGATACAAAAAGATTTAATAGTAGAAGGCTCTATTTTAAACCCTTCTGATGTAACGTTGAAAAAAAGTGTGACTGAAATCGTAAATAGTGAAATTTTAAATTTAACCCCAGTTGAGTTCGTGTTTAAGTTAGACGACACATCAAAAAAACATTATGGATTTATAGCACAAGATTTGGAGAAAATATTTCCAGAATTAGTATCAAATAATATGAAGGGATATAAAACCGTAAACTACATAGAATTAATTCCTATTATGTTATCAAAAATGAAACAAATGCAGGATGAAATAGATTCATTAAAGGAGAAAGTGTCTTATTTATAAGTATTATGTAAATATAAATAAATATATTGCCTATTTATATATATATATATAATATGAAAGATTGGTACGCAGGTATTTATAAAGCATTAATAATTGCAAGTGTAATAGGATTTATTATTAGTTTTTTTTCACAAGGAAGTGTGTCATATGGATCTATGTTAGCAGGCTATTCAGTATTAGTATTAGGTATAATGATGATATTATTAATTTTATTTACTAAATTGTTTGAAATAACTCAAAATCAGTCCTCATTTCAGATAATATGGTCTATTTTTATGACAAGCGGGCCTTTTTTATTGATGCTTGGTGTAATAGGTTTTGTATTATATTTAATAATTAAATACAAAGACCCTATTAATAACAATCATGTTTCAGAAAATTATCATACATTTAGCAATATAACAATTATTTTATTACTACTTCAGATATACATGGTTTATACTAATATTACAACAAAAGAATTTGAAACAAATGGTAAAATACCAAAAGTAACATCTAGTATAATATATTTATTAGGTGTATTAACGGCGATGTGTTCGATGATTATGTATATTATATTGAAGTTCTTTAGAACAGATGGTTAGTTATTAATTTTAATAAATTTGTATGTCAGTCCATAATTAGTTGGTGTCTCCCAAATACCAGATATTTTTAATATAAAAGAACAACACGTTTTGTTACTTATTTCGCAAAACAATTTAATGTTTCCGTTTTTTAATTGTTCGTTAATTTTTAATTGAGGTATTTTATTTTTAATTTCTAGTTTTTTCAATAGGCTATCTTCAATTATTTTCAGCGACTCAATAAGTTCCTTATGCGTATCAGAATTAAACATACATCTATACTTGTTATAATATTTTTCACAAAATATATCATTTAATGTAATATGTAAATATACTCCATTTAACATAACATTTTCGGTGGAATATAATATTCGGATAAAAGTGCCATCGTTCATAATATTATTTTTAATTGGCTCAAAAAAATAAACATTGTTTTCGTCGTATTGTTCTATATTTTTTACAATATTCATAATACAATATTATCATTTTGTTTTTAAGTAAATAATATGGGTAATTTTAATAATATGTTAAGTTTTAAAATTAAATAAAGAGTGTTTCATTATTAATATAATAATGAAATTTTATGAAACTCATTTCGAAGAATATATATCTGAGAATAATAGAGAAAATTTACATCCAAAATTGGATAAATTATATGCGAAATTTCCAAAATCTCTACACCAGTTGAAGAATTTAATTTTTTTTGGTCCAAGTGGAACTGGAAAATATACTCAAATGTTGAAGTCGATAAAAAAATATAGTCCTACAGAATTAAAATATGAGAAAAAAATTAGTATTACTTATAACAAACAACAATATTTCTTTAAAATAAGTGATATTCATTATGAGATTGATATGTCTCTCTTGGGGTGTAATTCTAAACTATTTTGGCATGAAATTTATCAGCAGATAATTGATATAGTATCCGCAAAAGCAGACAAGTCTGGTATAGTTGTTTGTAAATATTTTCACGAAATACACAGCGAATTGTTAGATAACTTATATAGTTACATGCAACAAAATAGTTCAATCTCTGTTGATTTAAAATTTATTATAATCACCGAAGAGCTAAGTTTTATACCAGATAACATATTAAACTGTTGTGAAGTGATTAATATATCTAGACCTACAAAAATAGCATATACTAAATGTTTAAAAAATAAGTTGCCTGCCAATATTAAGTTAGAAAATATTACCAATATTAAAATGCTTCATTTATATGATGAGGATTTAATGTTACAGTATAAAATAATTTGTAATAAGATAATTCGGAATATGATTAATATAAACGATTTACAATTTTTGAAATTTAGAGATATATTGTATGATATATTTATTTATAATTTAGATATAACAGATTGTATATGGTATATCATTTCTTGTCTTGTAGAAGAAAAAAAACTGAATGAATGTCATTTATCAACGGTTTTGCTAAAGACTTATGGGTTCTTTCAATATTATAATAATAATTATAGACCAATATATCATCTTGAGAGTTATTTATTTTATTTAACAAAACAAATACACGGGTTTTAGTGCTACACGTATTCTAACCTCGCCAAGGGAAAGGTCGTTTAACATTTGTGTTAATTAAATTACGATTATAAAAATTATATCCTCTTAAGTAACTATTCATTGGGGATATAACTGTATTATTTGCCTGTGTTACAAACGCAAAATTGTTGTAAGTATTTGGAATACCTCTGCGATAGAATATAGCACTAGTATGAATTGCCATTTATGTAATATACGAATAAATTAGTTTAATAAAAAATAATAATTTTATTACTTAAAGTTTATATTTCATATAAATTATGAATTATAAAGAAGCCTTTTGTGTATTAGAAATAGATATAGATAACGTAGAGTTTAAAGATATTACATTGGATTACTTAAAAAGGAAATACCATAAATTAGCACTTCAGAATCATCCAGATAAAAATGGGAATACTCCAACATCAAACGAAAAATTTAGAATGATTAACGAAGCCTACGAATTTTTAAAGAGAGAAATTACCCATTTTAATCCAGAAGACATTGATAATAAAAAAGACGACCCATCACCACCATTATATTTTGAAATACTACAAATATTTATGAGAAGTATGATGGAGAGCAAATATAATGATATAATATCACAGTTAGTGAATGATATTGTAATGGGTTGTCAAAAAATATCATTAAGACTGTTTGATAATTTAGATAAAGATATGTCGGTGGAGGTGTATGTTTTTCTCTCTAAATATCGTTTTGTTCTTCATTTGGATGAAAATATTTTAGAGGAGATAAGAAAAATAGTTATACAAAAATATGGGAATGTTGAAATATATAAATTAAATCCAAGCATAACCGATTTGTTAAACAATAACGTTTACAAATTATATGTAGACGAACAGTTATATTTAGTACCATTGTGGTTCAACGAGCTTTATTTTGATGGTTCTGGAAATGAAATAATAGTATTATGTGAGCCAGAATTGGCTAAAAATGTAAAAATTGATGATGATAATAATATTTATATTGAAATACAATATTTATCTAAAGCAGTTAACTTATTTGAAACACTAACAAATAATAATGACATCACATTTAATTTAGGCGACAAAGAATTTAGCATACCATTTTCAAATTTATTTATGAGGAAAGAACAGTTTTATAGAATTAAAAATGAAGGGCTAGCAAAAGTGAATGATGATATATATAATGTTACGGAAAAAGCAGATATTATTGTTAAGATTACAATAATGTAATAAGTAATTTAATTTATAGTAAATAATTATAAATTAAAAAAGTTTGATATGGGTTTATTTAAATGGTTTTAAGTTTACGTTTAAAATTTTTCTACTAAATCTATTAATCTAATTCTACGCCTCGACCTTCTTCTTGGTAATAACACGCTTCTTTTTGGGCTCTTCTGCTGCTGCTACAGAAACAGCAGCTACAGCAATTTCAATTTTTACTGGCTCAGGATCAGGTACGACAACAACAGGCTCGGGCTTTCTAACTACTTCAATATCTTCTTCTTCCTCATCACTATCTTCAACCATAGCACTCACACCTCCATCCGGGTCTACAATAGCCTCTACAGGTAGTTCCATCGTCCTCAATTTTTCTTTATCTGCGGCCTTAGGTCGTAGTAGGCATTGACCTTCCATACTATTCTTTGGCTTCTGAACGATGGCTTGTTTCAAATTCCAGGTAATCGATACCTTACCATTCACAAACCAAAGACCACCGCATTGGATCAAACAAATAACATGAGTCTTAGGCTTAATAAATTCTAGAGGAGACAAATGACTATTAGTCTTTCCATTTACATACAAAGGCTCTCCTTCCTCGTCGTAAATCTCAGATTTCCAACTTCCGCTCCAGCAAGGAATCTTTACGGTCAAAGTAGGCGCCTTTGAAACATCTGGCTCTTGAGTTCCCTTAATCTTAGGATGTCTTAGCAGCACATTAAATTTTTCATCCATTACATCCGGGCTAGTAATCGTCTTACCAAACCATTCCTTAGAATAAGTCATAGCATCCGCCTTTACCTTTGCCTCTAGAGCGCGCATTGAGGTTAGGAATGCCTCCCCATCTGCGTTAGGATATTCAGAATTCGGAAACTGAAGACTCAACGTCCACTTTCCAGTAGTATTTCCCTGTTGGTCCTTACCCTCCTGCGAGCCCCATGTTAGCAACAATGGTGTCGAAATGGTTAGTGACTCCCGGGTATTTTTATTATAAAGGTTAACTACTTTTCCTCCAGAGGCATGCGCCTTCGGAGCAGAGTATGAAAACACATTGGTATTGATTTGAGTTCCGTCGATGATTGAGTCAGTCATTGTATACGAGTATGATTTATATACTGGGGTTACCTTTAAATCAATTTTTTTTTTAAATATAAATGATATCATGGGTTGACGCATATGGTTTATTACGAGTTATCGTAACATAATATAATATAATATAATATATTTTAATTATATTAAAACAATTCAAAAAGAAAAATATACTCATAATATATGAGTAACCTTTTGAAAAAAAATAAAACAAATAACCTTACTATCGATGAGTTTATGAATATTATTTTAAATAAATCGGAACAGTTCATTCCGATTGTAAAGAAGCCAATAAGAATATCCAATGATGAAATAAATATTCCAACTATGACAAATTATAAAGATATTACAAAGTACAACTATAATGTCGCTCAATTAAAATCAATAGCAAAACATTATAAATTAAAAATCGGCGGAAATAAAAATCAGTTAGTAAACAGAATTTTTTCGTTTCTTTATTTGTCATCGTATTTAATTACAATTCAAAAAATCGTTAGAGGAGTTATTCAGAGAACATTTAATAGGTTGCATGGTCCCGCATATATGAACCGTAAATTGTGTACCAATAATGCCGATTTTGTTACAATGGATCCACTAGATGATATTAAATTCAATCAATTTATAAGCTTCAAAGATGTAGATGGATTTATTTATGGATTTGATATAGTTTCTATATATAACTTATTTTCCAAAAGTGGCAGCGAAATAAAGAATCCATATAATCGTGCGATTATCCCAGGATCCGTTTTAAAAAATATTAAAATATTGATACAATTAAGCAAAATATTGAAACAAAAATTATGGGTACACAACGAAGACGATAATATGGTTTTTTCATTGGAAAAAACAATTGAATTAAGAGCATTATCCCTTTTTCAAAATATTGACTCATTGGGAAACTATAGTGATCCACAATGGCTTCTCTCTTTACCAAGAATTAAAGTAATAAGATTTGTGAGAGAACTCGGAGATATTTGGAATTATAGAGCACAGCTATCCCTAGAAACAAAAATAAATATTTGTCCACCGATGGGTGACCCATTTAGGAATTTAAGTTTAGCATATCTTCATACCGAAACAAATATAAGTAATGTTCAAAAAGCAATTCTAGAAGTTTTAGAAAAAATAGTTAATACAGGAGTTAACGCAGATAGCAAATCTTTGGGGTCGTATTATGTTTTAGGAGCTTTAACTTTAGTCAATGAAAGTGCTGCTACATCACTTCCTTGGCTTTTTCAATCGGTGAGTTATTTTTAAAATTATGAAGGTTTTTTATTTAGGAAGCATTACCATATTATCGTAACAATATATATTATTTGCGTTAAATCACTTAAAAAGTAAATGTTTAGATATAGTATAATAAGATGGCTAGAACTAAGACTACTAAATCTGTTGAGACCGCTGCTCCCGTTGTTATTGAATCTGTTGTTGCTTCTGCCGCACCGGTAGTTGCCCCTGTTGTGAAGAAAGCTGCTGCTAAAAAGACCAAGGCGGTTGTTGCTACTACTACACCCACCTCAGTTGACGAGGTTGTTGTGGAGGTTGTTGAAGGCGAGGCTCCTATCGCCGAGCAATCTGTTGAATTCCTTGCCAAGCTTCAACAGCTCGGGGTTCTCATCTCATCCTTGAAGGCTGAGTACAGAATCCTTGAGAAGAAGTGGACTCGTGAGCTCAAGACCGCTCAGAAGCAATCATCCAAGCGTAAGCGCAAGGCTGGCAACCGTGCTCCTTCGGGATTCGTAAAGCCTACCAGAATTTCTGATGAGCTTGCCAAGTTCCTTGAGAAGCCCTCCGGCTCAGAGATGGCCCGCACTGAGGTCACACGCGAGATTAACACCTATATTCGCGCACACAACCTACAGGACAAGGAAAATGGACGCAAGATTAACCCTGACACCAAACTTGCCACTCTTTTGAAGCTAAAGAAGAGTGACGAGCTCACTTATTTCAATCTTCAGAGATACATGTCTCCCCATTTTGCCAAGGCTAACAAGGATGTAGTCGTTGCTGCTTCTGTTTAAATTATCTAAAATATAAAACAAATTAATTAAATAAATAAACCAAATTAAATAAACAAACCAACCCAAATAAAATAAATAAATAAAAATTATATAGTCTTAATAGACTAAATAATTTATAGTATACAAAAGTGAAAAACTTATTAGTTAGGCTATTACTAACATACTGTATCTAATTTGGACCTTGAATCAATTTCATTTTTTAACGTGGTTATATCTGATAATGTACTATAATTAAATTTCGCGTTTGGAAAAGTTTTAAAAATAGATAAACAATCAGATGATTTTACAAAAGGATTTTGTAATATCAAAGGACATGTTACTGTAAAAATTGTATTCGTATCTAATTCTTTCCATGGTTTAAAAGTTAAATCAAAAAATGGTATTTGTGTACCCATATTATCTATATGTATTACGTTTATCTTATTAAACCATTCGAAAAATTTTGTGATATGAGTATTTAATGAATCGTCAAATGAGGTATTATCATCTACCCAATCATATAACCGTTCTTCCATTGGATACTCATAATGTGTATTTAAAAACCCACTAATAATATCTTTGCCTGATATAATTTTATCTATATTATTGATAGACTCTTTTGATAATGATAATATATATATACCTTCTATAGATACAACCATGTGAAATTGTGGGGTTATATACGATGTTATATTAGGATTATTAAATGGTAACATAAGTTTATAAAAATAAGCCGTATAATCAGTACCTGATGGGGTGCCTAATATAACTTTGTTTTGATAATAGGCTTGTATTGGATGTGTATGAAAAGTATATGATTCGTTAGGTATTAGTACCTTAAATATATTAAGTTCTGTAGCAGTATTATTTGGTGACTTAGTATATTGTATAGATGAGTCTTCATCTATTGTTACTAGACTTAATTTATAAATACTATTTAATTTATCATTTTTATAAGCATTATATATGTTAAATATTCCGGATAGTTCTCGCAAATCGGACGTCCATGAATTCTCAGATATTAGTTCGATTTGTCGTTTAAATAAACTATCGGTTATTTGTGTGTGACTTGAAAAGGGTAATATACGAAGATTTATTATAGTAGTTTTATCAAATTTAAACATAAATGTACTATAATTTGTATTAGTTTGAATACAATTACTAAGTTGATTTTTTATTTGAATCGTTTTTAATAATTCAACATAAGTTGATTCCTCATTAACAACATCCGCAATCGTTTTTTTTATTAAAGATATAAAAGGAAAATTTAATTGTTGATTCCATGGATCCACAAATGTGAAAAAACCTTTACCAAATCCACTTGATATATATATATTTGCTACTTTATCAAAATTAATATTTGACATTTTGATTCCTAGCCAACAATAAGTAATTGAATTCTTATCTTTAATATATTGAAGAATAGAATTAAATATTATTTTTCCATATCCTACTTTTTCTGGATGATGACTACATACATCATAAATGGCAGCAACCGTAACCCCGGTAGTTTCAGAAGAAATTTTAATAATAGCATGACCTAATATTTCATTTTGTAAAAAATTATTATCCAATAATAAATTCGCATTTTTGTATAAATTTACAAATTGATTATATTTTATTACTAATACTAAATAATGGGTATTATCAGATATCACTAAATTTGTTGGGGTTGATGGTTTTGGTGGTATAGCTAGACTATTACAGTCTGTAATAGTGCCACTACTTATTTTATTACAACAGCAATTTTTATAAGAAATATACCAGTTAAGTAATTCAAAATTTTTTAAATCATCGTACGTTATTTGTAAATAAACATATGGAAAATTTATTTTTGGTTTACCGCCAAGATAGGTTTGTTTTAAAGTTTTTTTATTCTTATTTAATATATTTTTTTTACTCTTATTTAATATATTTTTTTTACTCTTATTTAATGTGGGGGGGTTACTCTTATTTAATGTAGGGATTTTACTCTTATTTAATGTAGTTTTTATTTTACTCATTTACTTTATATTAATAAAATAAATTTTGAATATATACATCAGTGAATTATTATTTTTGTAAAAAGTTATATCTTATAGTATATTACATGAGCTGTGAACTAGAAATTTACAAAAAAAATAGGGTTAATGAATTACAAAAAACTTATTCTGGCAATTTAAATGTATTAAATGTTACATTAAATAGTGCTATTAGAAATATTCAAAGTAATAGAAGATTATCTGCACAAATTAAACAAAAACAAATAAATAGTTTAATCTCCTCGTACGGAAGCGCGGTTAATGCGTTGAAAATTAAATTAAATACTAATATATTATCAGTGAATAATTATACTCCTAAAAAAGTGACATTTGCTAAAAACAAAAAGGCGCTTCTTGTTGGTATTAATTATACAGGTACACAAAACGAATTGTTTGGATGTATAAATGATGTAAATTCCGTTAAAGAGAGAATAAATAACGAAGGCTTCACAACAATTAATACACTTACGGATTTAACAGTAAAGACCCCAACCAAAGAGAATATTCTGGATGAATTTAAAAAACTTCTTATTAATTCGGAATCAGGAGATTTATTATTTTTCTTATATAGCGGACACGGGTCAAATGTTTTAGATAAAAACGGAGATGAAAAAGATGGGTATGATGAATTATTAGTCTCTTGTGATTTACAAGGAATAACAGATGATGAACTTAAAGCAATTATTTTACAATATTTAAAGAAAGATGTCACTTTATTTGCTATGTTTGATAGCTGCTTTAGTGGAACAATTTTAGACCTTAAATATCAATTTTTGGATAGTTTAAATTATGACAAATATACCGAAAATGATAAAAATATTGAAACAATCGGTAATGTCTATATGATTAGTGGGTGTACCGAGAAGCAAACAAGCGCAGACGCATATATTAACAATAGATCACAAGGTGCGATGACCTGGTCTTTATTAGAGAGTTTAAAAACTTCACCAACAGAAACCTGGAGAGACTTGGTAAAATCTATGAGGAGTTTATTGAAAACCTCAAAATACGAACAGATACCTCAGTTCGCGTCCGGCACCTTTGTAGATATAGATTCAAAAGTATTTATATAATCCAACCAACTATCTTTTTTTGACGCAGTTTCAAAATCATCTACACTATCATCATCGTCGTCGTATAAATCAAGCGCAATTCTTATTTGAGGACCAGATAAATGCGGTTGGTATTTTAACACCGTTTTAATTGTTATTGCCTCGTCTTCTTTTGAAACCTGATATTTATTATTTAAAATATAACGCACAACAAATGTCACATCTAGCGTTTGTGTTTTCAATATATCAATCAACTTAACCGCATAAATATTGTCTTTTAATGTTTGTCTGTCATATTTATTATTATATAAATCAACCATTTATAGAATAATATATCGGGTTACTTTAAATCAAAAAAAAATATTCTTTATTTAATTATTCTCGCTAAATATAAATCCATCTGTTTTTAAAATAGCAATTAGTTCTGTTTTTACAATACTAGTGTTCATGATTTTTATATTTTCAAAATTTGTAAGCGCGTTTTCCGTTTTGGTTACGTCAAACATATCATATATTTTTTTTAAAATATCATAATCGGTAATATAATTTGTTTTTTCAATTAACCAGTCGTAAAATTCTATTTTTGACTTCTCTTTATGATATTTTTTAAAGTATGATAGTGTTTTATAAAGGGTTGGGGCATTTTTGGACTCATCTATATTGTAATTATAATCCGTTCCAGATAAAACACAAATTTCTCTTAATTCTTTTTGGGTAACGCCCAAATGCTCTAAAATAGCTTTTGTATCATATAAAACCATGGTATGATTTAGTAAACTTAAATATCGGATTACTCTCGTACACCCATATACAAACATATCCATATCTTCACTCAAACAAGCCCATACTTTGTTTTTCAAAACGAGTAACGCGCAAATTTCATCTGCTTCACCGGGCGCGTCATAATAAGTAGCCCCATATGCCCGAATTAATTTTTTTACGTTGTCAATATCATATTTGTGAATACACACGAATTTTTTTTTAAGCATGTCCATATTATTAATAATATCTTGTTTTTCAACCTCATCCATTACATTATTTGCTATTTGAGATTTTAATTTATTATATTCTTTTTCTGCCTCTTTTTTATCAGTCCTACGTTTTTGGAGTAGTTCTTTTTTTTCAGTTGGAGGTTTACCGTCAAATATAAAGATGGGAGTTATATTATAATGACGAAATACGGATAGCATTAGATAAATATTCTCTATTAAACTATCCTCCGCCGCATATTTATATATATATATACTTATGTCTACAACTATTTTTTTGCCTGATATCTCTGATATTGACATAAACTTTATTGAATCTTTGGCCTCTTCTTTTAAAAATTTGTTTAAATACTTGATACCCATTTTTGTTTGTTTGTTTGAATATTTGTTTGAATATTTGGTTATTTGTACTTTATCCATATTACAAATTTAAAAACTCAATTTTATATTATTTAAATAATTAAAATAAAATTGAATGATGTGGTTGAATTTATGATACGTTTATAAAACACAAAAGATGATTACTAGAAGTCAAACGAAATACAAAAATAGCGCGAAATATGCGGTTGAAATTGATTTTGAAGAAGCAAGCGTTGAGTGGAAAGCAAATAAAAAATCCACCGGTAATGGTTGTTATAAATACATTTGTTCCAACAAAACTAAATCCGGAAAAGAGTGTAAGAGAGAAAGTCTAATAGGATGCGATTTATGCAAGATTCATAACAACTCAAAGTAACATTCTAACCCAGTTCACATAAAGTCATGCGAAGATTTTTTGACAAATACTCTTTGTTTGTAAATTTTTTATCTTTACAAAGTTTAATAAATTCTTGCGTTTTACCTACACCCTCGAGCATAGACGGAGTCTTATGGTTTTTTTCAATAAGTCTACAAAATCTTAGTTGGTTTGTTGTTGTTTTTTTGAACTGTAAGAGAGACAAATTATTGTCGGTACACCAATTTAAAAAACCCTGGTAGTTATTTATTAATATTGTTTTGATAACATAATAGGACAGAATGTTAGATTTTTCCTTATATAGTGTCTCTCTTTTCATTTTACTATGAATGTTTTTAGAATATAAATCTTTATATGTTAATCCCATAAAATTTAAAACCTTCCCCATTTGAAAAAAACTATATGTTATCTCCAAACTAATAAAATTTTCAAAATTCGAGTGAAATTCGTCTATATTATTTTTGTTTTTCAATATAGTAAAGCTACAGAATAAAGCATTCAATATTTCCGCCCAAGTTTCTGTATATGA